TGTCTTCCATCGTGCACAACCTCGAACGCCCTCGACCCCACGCTCTCCCCTTCCCAAGGCTCCATTCTCCACTCTCTCCTGACGCATCCACACGATCTATGTTGTATACCTGTCCGCTTCGAGTTCGGCCACACTTCATCTCTTTCTTTCTTTCTCTTTCTTCCCATTCTTTCTCTTTTTAGCTTTCAATTTTTTCTTATTACTCTATTCTTTACTTTTCAATTATCAGTGACAATTGAAAAGTTTTTCAACGGGCAGTACTCTCTGCACGCTTGTGCATAAAGAGAACAACTAGACACAGTGGATGTTCATCCTCTTTCCTTTGTTAGAGTCGTCTTGATAGAATGTCGTCATCTGCGAACACTTGAAGCTTGCTTTTTTCATGTTTAGCATCTTATCATTGTGGAGTTTCTTAACGCGGCAGTTCTTCGTGCGCATCGGACGGGCGGCAAAACCATCAGCGTTCGCGATGGCGGAAGCGCCTTTTAAAGTAATGTCGCTTCGTATTTGTCTGTTAGCGTATGAACTGGCAATCACACGCACTGGGCCACAGCGAATAGAACAGGCAAACTCGGCGATTTCGTACCTATACATAGGGAGTGATGACATTCTATGTATTAGTTGAAACTCCATAGTGCAACCCTTCGATTGTATAACATTTCCTGTAACAAAGTCTACAATAGCCACACTGTTTCCGTACTTTACAAAGACCTTTGTGAAAAAGCTTTCGGTGATCCTCTTCTGTTTATGGGTAGCATCGTGCCTTTTCCCGTCGCCCGTCCAGTTGTTGCGTGTCCAGTTGTTCATGTCGTCATCCTCTTTTTGAGAGTCCATTTTCATTTCAGCGTTGACAATAAAGGGCTTTCCGTTTACGGTGCCCTGGATCATTCGGCAAACGCCCGTAATATTGTCAAGCTTATAAAGTTCCCCTGCTATTGTGGTGACATAAGGGTCTGCACCTGCCGCGACATCGGCATCTGAAGTCTCTGTTGCAGTTGGTTCTTCTGCTGCAGGAGGCGCTGCTGCCACTGTCGCTGTAGACGGCAAACCGGCAGCGAGATCGCTTTCAGAGTTAGCTGCTACTGCTGCGAAACCTTCATACTCAGCATTCGCGGTGGCCGCTGCGCTAGCTAATGTGGTTAGATCAACCTGACCTGCTGCACCCTCCGTAATTGTTACGTCTACAAACATATTCTCCATATCGATTGTGTTTCCGGTAGTGTTAGCCTGTAACGCTTCTGCTAGAAACGCCGCTAGAGCATTAATTGTGTCGGCAGAAAGAGTTAGTCCAGCAAATGCCCCATTCAGACTGCCTCCTGCTTCTACCGCTGCGGTAAAAGGGTTGAAGTTCGACATATGTATATACATACATGCAGAAGTTATTGTATCTCCTAATTAGATTAGTTAGTAGCCGTTGCGGAAAGCCGAGCAATTCCCTAGCCAGTGGTTCCAACTTCTTACATTTCCACAGCGTGCGTACCAACCCGTTACTATCCAGCGACCGGTCGCGTACGAATATGAGAACGTATATAGCCGTTGATTGAAGCTGGTGCAGCCGTAAAACATGTAAGCAACACTTTGTACTAAGGAAATGTCCCAATCAATCATCGGTTGGTTGTAATTGACACAGCCGTAAAACATGAAGCCCGTGTTTGTCACCTTTGATAGGTTCCAAGTTCCAAGTGGTTGATTGAAGTTGGGGCACATATAAAACATAGCATACGTTCTGGTAACATTGCCGATATTCCACCCACCGACAGGTTGGTTGAATGCAGTACAGAGCTGAAACATGAAGTCCGTGTTCGTTACATTCGACACATTCCAATTGGCTAAAGAACCATTGAAAGCGGTACAAGCAGCGAACATGTACTGTAGGTCTTGTAGAGTGCCAGTATTGAACCAGTTTGTTAAGGGTTGATTGAATGCCGTGCAGTAACGGAACATGCTTGTTGCGTGAGTTACATTACCTGTGTTCCAGTTACTTATGTCTTGGTTGAATGCAGCGCACTTGTAAAACATGCTCGTCGTATCGGTCACGTTACCAACATTCCAATTACCTATAGGCTGGTTGAATGCAGTGCAGTTGTAAAACATGTAACGCGTATCAGTTACGTTACTAACATCCCAACTCGCGATGTTCTCGTTAAAGTCAAACCATAGGTTTGCGAAGTAGAAAAGACCATACATGCTAGTAACTTGGGAGGTAACCCACTTGTTTATATCACCAAGTATAACGGGTTGAGTGGGTCGGGTGGAAATAGTTCGCGATATGCATCTCAACGAAGGATCGAGTGTCTTGTATACCTTTAGTGCAACAATCAGTTCACTACGGTCTGCTGGTGTGAACGTTGGTTGGTTGAAAAGAGTATATTCACCATTGGCGGCGGCGGGGGTGGACGAGTTATCCAGGAATGCGCCATACTGTTGCACGAAGAGAGTCGCCCCAAAAAACATCTCGGTAACGTTGGCGGTTGGAACTATTACCCATTGTCGAATATTTTGGTTGAATGCCGTTGCTTCCTTAAATAGATAGCTCATGTGCGTGCCACTGGCCGTACACCAGTTTCCAATTGGTTGATTGAACGCAGTGGCCTGAAAAAACATGGCGTCGAAGTACCACACGTTAGACACATTCCATGCAATGTATTCGTTTGCTTGGCCTTGATTAACAGTTTTTGTGCTGATATCGCTATTAAAGGCGGGGGTATTGGCGAACATCCCGTACATATTCGTAACATTGCTAGTATTCCAGTTACTTATGTCTTGGTTGAAGGCGGTAGCGTATTGGAACATTCGCGCCATATCGTCCGCACTGCTGACGTCCCAATTACCTATGTCTTGGTTGAAGGCGGTAGCGTATTTGAACATACCGGGCATAGCGCCCACACTGCTGACGTTCCAGCCCCCTATGTTTCCATTGAACGCGAACGCACCGTTGAAGATATCGGCCATACCAGTTACATTGCCGACGTTCCAGAGATTGAGATTCTGATTGAAGACGATAGCGCTTTGGAACATACTGGCCATACTTGTCACGCTGCTGACGTTCCACCCCCCTATGTTTTGATTGAAGGCGGTGGCATCGCTGAACATACTGTTCATATTGGTTACACTGGTGGGGACCCATGCGCTGATGTCACCATTGAAGGCGGCTGCGGCCTGGAACATCTGCTTCATATTAGTTACATTGCTGACATTCCAGAGATTGAGACTCTGATTGAAGATGAGAGCGCCTATGAACATGGTGTGCATGTCGGTTACGCTGCCCACGTCCCAGCCACCGGCGACCCCGATGGGCGAGTTGAACAACCTGCAGTTGGCGAACGTCCCAATCATGTTAACCACGCTTGAGGTGTCCCAGGCCTCTATCCCCGTGCCTACAAACACCCAGCAGTCTTTGAACATTTGCTTCATACTGACAACATTCGCGGTGTTCCACTGGGAAAGATTACTAACGAACTTCAGGCACCACTCGAATGTTTGGCTCATGCTAGCTACGTTTGAGGTATCCCACAAGCTGATATCGCCATCAAAAGCGCGACAGTTCCAAAACATTTGGGTCATACTCGTCACGTTTGACGTGTTCCACAAGCTGATATCGGCGTTGAAGGTTGTCATGTTATAGAAGAGCTTTTTCATGCTAGTAACATAACGAGTGTCCCACTCGCTCATGGGAGATTGATTGTAGTAGTAGCTTACTGCACCATACGGCGCGGCGGCGGCTATAAAGGTCTCAAGTTCTACCTTTGCGGCCGCCCCTCCCGGTACGGCGGTGGGCGTTAGTCTGACCTTGAACGGTAGGTATCCTGCCGCGCTGGTGTTGGGAGTACCACCAGCAACGGTCCATTGTGTCGTGAAAGCGTACTCTCTTCCCGCAATCTTCGGCCATTTCAGGAACCCATCGTTGCCGCCTTGGATCACGGTCCAACCCGACGCGCTTGCGGTGATTTGTGTCGCGCCAAAACTAAGCACAGGGCTGTTTTGGGATGTAACGCCTAGAGTCGCGGCCCAGTCGGCTTCAAACACAGCGGCGCTTCCAATGGAGTCGAAAACAAGCACCTTTACGATCCCGGGACCATGCTGCTGCGCGCGTAACGCGTTCTCAGCCGGCGTTCCATCCAGTGGCAAACCAATGGTAAGACCCAGATCGTAGTTAGCCGTGGGGTCGAGCCAAGGGGTCCAAGTATCAAAGGTGGTATTCGAGCTATTAGACTCTATAATGGTGTGGTTCAACGGCATGTTATACAATAGGCGTACAAAAAAAATGTCTTTTTCTTATCCTAGATGGAACTTACTTATTCACGCAGATTACCTTACCGTTTGTGATGCTGCGAATATTGCAATGTTTGACATGTATTGCAATATATTGACCTAATTAGAGCGTCAGACGCGCGGGATAGTCCGGACCTTCCCCTCCTCATCCGCTGTGGAGTAGAACCTTTCCCGAACTTCACCCTTGTAGTGGCTCCGCTTCATAGTTAGCATGCCACCGTCCGTCAGCTTCTTCACGCGGCACACCTTTGTACGCATCGGGCGAACCGCAAAGCCATCCGCGTTCTTCACGGCACGCCCTCCACATATCGCGATTTCGCTACGCACTTGGCGATTGGGGAACACCTTCGCAAAGACTATAACCGGACCCGCTTGAATGGAGCAGCCGCCGCTGCACACTTCCCTATTGTACATGGGGATCTCAGAGTGCTTACCAGAGATGGGCTTGATGACCAAATCCGTCTCAGGGGTGCCCCTCACGGTTCCGTTTTCAAAATCCACGATGCATTCGCTGTCGCCATGCTTCACGAACACGTGTGTGTAGAAGCTCTGCATCTCTAACTTCGTTGCTTCCAATCCACCAGCGTTCTCCGAGGACCACTCGTTCATCCTTCTTTCCTTATTCTCGGAATCCAGCTTCATCATAGCGTTGATGACAAAGGGCTTCCCATTCACAGTGCCCTGTATCATACGACACACACCAGTGATATTGTCCAATTTGTAGAGCTCCCCCGTCAACGTCACCACATAAGGATCACAACCAGATGCCGAGTTAAACGGATAGTAAAAGGAGGACTCCCGCCACGCAGCGTTCTCTTTCCAGTGTGTCCCGCAGGTGAGATTCTTGTTCTCATCTGAAAGAGCCTGGGTGTTCGTGAACATGCCAATGAAACCCCCCTGCTGTACGCTGCTGACGTTCCAGGGTTTGAGACTATGATTGAAGACCTGTGCATTTCTGAACATATAGCTCATATTAGTTACACTGCTGACGTTCCAGTTACTGATGTCCTGATTGAAGGCCTGTGCATTGTCGAACATTGACGACATCGTGGTCGCACTGCTTGTAATCCACGCGCTGATGTCACCATTGAAGCCGATGGCACCTTGAAACAAAGCCTGCATATCGGTTACACTGCTGACGTTCCAAAGATTGAGATTTTGGTTGAAGGCGTGCGCAGCGTAGAACATGTTGTTCATAGTGGTAACACTGCTGGTGTCCCAATTGCCTATGTTCTGGTTGAAGGCGGTGGCTTGTCTGAACATATAGCCCATAGTAGTTACACTGCTGACGTTCCACGCGATGTATTCGTTGGCTTGACCTGGATTAACCGTCTTTGTGCTAATGTTCTGATTGAAGGCCGCTGCGCCAAGAAACATCTGGGACATATTTTCGACCAAAGAAGTGTTCCAGTTACTAATATCGCTGTTAAAATTGGTTTTATCTTTGAACAGTTGGGCCATGCTTGTAATGGCAGAGACATTCCACGTGTTTATAGGTCCGTAAGTGTCCGTTGCCGTTGTTGAATTGTCCACCCAGGCGTCCACCGCAATTGGCAGACTCGCGTTTGACGCAAACGCATAGGGTCCGGGTAGAGAGACACCCCCCGCGGCGGTGCTTACATTCCCCGCTATATCAAATATACTATTTAATGCCGCGGTGACTGTCAGTTGCTGGCCAGCGGGGGTTCCTGTTAGGGGAAGACCTAGTGTATACACATTGCCACCATCATTGGTAATGCTGCTCGGTGTGGGAGAAGTTAATGTTTGTGTTCCTGCTGCGACGGCAAGTACGAAATCACTTGCCTCTAGCACTCCAGTACCGCTGCCAGTTGAATATGCTGCTTCACTGAGAGTTACAGTAACAGTCATGTAGGTGCATGTAGTAGTTGTTATTGTTGGTGAAGTACTGTCGTATGTCCAAGTAAATTGTGCCGCGATGGTATTAGGATTTCCGGCTTCATCGGTAAATGTTCCAGCGGCTACATCAATGGTACACAGTATAACTTCTGCGGCAGGCGTAAACGTAGCTGTATAAGTTGCGCCTGCTCCTGCAAAGTTACTAATAACACCGTTATTCACAGTAATGTCTGCTACGGCAAAATTGGTGGTCGGTTCAGATGAAGTGAAAGTTAGAGCTATTGTTGTGTTGTTGGCGATATCTCCGCTGTTGATATCAGCAGAAGTAATAGTCATTGTTGGTAGAGTCGTATCCACAGTAAATGGCGAACTGGTAAGTTGCGCAGCAGCATTTCCCGCAGCATCTGAAACATTTGCTGTTATTGCATAGGAACTTCCATTTGATAAAGCCTGTAAGTCAGCAGCTAGAATAGTAACGCTCGCGGAATTGTTGGAAACACTACCCGTATAATTAACGCCATTAAGTGTAATAGTAACCACTTGTCCGTTTTCGGCTCCTGAAGTCACGACAGTCACGGCTTTATTGGCGTTGTCCTCAGTCGCGTTCAGCATAGCACCCCAAGTAGGGTCAATGGAAACAACCGCCGGTATGGCTGTATCCACAGTGAATGGCGCACTGGCAATGGGTGTAGCAGCATTTCCCGCAGCATCTGAAACATATACTGTCATTGTGTAAGAACTTCCGTTTGACAAAGCCTGTAAGGCAACTGCTGGGATGGTAACGGCCGCGGAATTGTTGGAAACACTAGCCGTATAACCATTACCATTAAGTGCAAGGTACACGTCTTGTCCGTTTTCAGCTCCTGAAGTCACGACAGTCACGGTTTTATCGGCGTTGTCCTCAGTCGCGTTTAGCACTGCGCCCCAAGTAGACTCAATAGAAACAATTGACGGTGCAGTCGTATCCACAGTGAATGGCGCACTGGCAAAGGGTGTAGCGGCATTCCCCGCAGCATCTGAAACACTTGCTATTATTGTATAAGAACTTCCATCTGTTAAAGCCTGTAAGGCGGCTGCTGGAATAGTAATGGTTACTGAATTGGTCAAAACACCGCCCGTATAATTGATGCCATTAAGTGTAATAGTAACCACCTGTCCGTTTTCAGCTCCTGAAGTCACGACAGTCACGGTTTTATTGGCGTTGTCCTCAGTCGCGTTTAGTACTGAGGCCCAAGTAGAAGCAATAGAGACAATTGTTGGTGGAACCGTATCCACAGTAAATGGTGAACTGGTAACTTGTGCAGCAGCATTTCCCGCAGCATTTGAAACATTTGCTGTCATTGTATACGAACTTCCGCTCGTTAAAGCCTGTAAGGCAGCTGCTGGAACGGTAACGGTCGTGGAATTGTTGGAAACACTAGCCGTATAACCATTACCATTAAGTGTAACAGTAACCACTTGTCCGTCTTCAACTCCTACAGTTACAACAGTCACGGTTTTATCGGCGTTGTCCTCGGTCGCGTTTAGCACATCACCCCAACCATAAGCAATAGAAACGATTGCTGTACCCACAACAAATGATGGACTGGCGACTTGTGCAGAAGCATTCCCTGCAGCATCTGAAACATCTGCTGTCATTACATAGGAACTTCCGTTTGTTAGAGCCTGTAGGGCGGCAGCTGGAATAGTAACGACCGCGGAATTGTTGGAAACACTAGCCGTATAACCATTATTATTAAGTGTAACAATGACCACTTGTCCGTTTTCGGCTCCTGAAGTCGCAACAGTCACGGTTCCATCGGTATCGTCCTCGACCGCACTCAACACGCCGCCCCAACTAGAAGTAATAGAAACAATTGTTGGTAGACTTATATCCACAGTAAATGGTGGACTGGTAAAGGGTGCAGCAGCATTTCCTGCAGCATCTGAAACATTTGCTGTTATTGTGTAAGAACCTCCGTTTGATAAAGCCTGTAAGGCAGCGGCTGGAATAGTAATGCTCGCGGAGTTGGAGACAGCAGGCGCCGTGTAGTTGTTACCATTAAGTGCAACAGTAACCACTTGTCCGTTTTCAACTCCTAAAGCCGTAACAGTCACGGTTTTATTGGCGTTGTCCTCAGTCGCATTTAGTACAGCACCCCAAGCGGGAGCAATAGAGACAATTGCTGGTGGGGTCGTATCCACGAAAAACGAACTGGTAAAGGGCGCAGCAGCATTTCCTGCAGCATCTGAAACATTTGCCGTCATCGTGTAGTTTGCCCCGTTCGTTAGAGACTGTAAGGCGGCTGCTGGAATAGTAATGGTTACTGAATTGGTCAAAACACCGGCCGTATAATTGATGCCATTAAGTGCAACAGTAACCACTTGTCCGTTTTCGGCTCCTAAAGTCACAACAGTCACAAGTCCATTAGCATCGTCCTCAGTTGCGTTTAGTACAGCACCCCAACTGGTAGAGATGGACGATATTGTCGGTGGAGTACCGTCATACGTCCACGTGAACGTGGTTGCAGCATTGGAGTTACCGGCCTCATCAACGAACGCGCCAGCACCTACAGTAACAGTGTACGTTCCATTAGTGTTTGCGTTGGATAGTGTCAAATTGCAATAGGACTTATTGGAGGCATTACTGTGGGTAATAGAAGCAGATCCTCCTGCTATTGTAATGCTGCCATTGTTTATAGTGCCGTTTGTCATTCCAGATGCATTTACCCTAAGACTAGTTACTACTACGTTGGTGTCATCGTTATCAGTCACACCACTGGTTACGTTAGCAAATGTTATTGCCGGTGGAACATTATCAAACGTCCAGGTAAAATGTGTGCTGGTGTTGGGCTTCCCGGCGGGATTGGTAAATGCACCAGCAGCTACAGTGACAGTATACGTTGTCCCACCGGTACTTGCGTTGGATATTGTCAAGATGGAATAGGACTCAGGCGAAGCGGCATTACTGTGGGAAATAGAAGCAGATCCTCCTGCTATTGTAATGAGTGCGCTGTTCATAGGGCCGGGGGGCCACGCGCCGCCGTAAGCGGGTCCACCGTTGCCCATCGATGACTGCACCTTAAGACTGGATACCACTACGTTGGTTTTGTCGTCATCAGCTACACCGTTAGTGGCGTTATTAAACGTTATTGCTGGTGCGATATTGTACACACCAGCCAGTGGGTTGTTGTCCGTTTCGCCTAGAATCACCCCTGAGTGAAAACCAGATACAGTCCCGGCCACGCCCTCGGTAGATTGATATGATACGATCTCCCAGTAGAGGTTAGCGGGTCCGGTCCAACTGCCATGAGTACCGTCGAGAAGATGAACAATAACACTTGCCGTCCACGTGTTGCCTACGGAACTGTACGAGACCGCGTTCACGAAACTGACACCTGTCGACGAAAACACTACATAGGGCTGCTGAATTGCTATGTCGGCAGTAAATGTTAATGTTACAGTATCACCGTCTCTGGCCAACTGATTGCCGATGGTGTTGTTAGTAGCTATTGAAATGTTTGAAAGCTGGGGTACAGGCGGCGGTGGACACGCGTTGGAAAAAGCCTGCCCGTAAGATTGTACGAAGTATGTGTTAGCACTCCATGACGTTCCGGCGGTCATTAACGCGCACTTATGCGGGTCTGACATACCATTGTTCGCAAACATGCCGTCAAATGCGTCGTAGAACACTACTGCGCCTGTGACATTTGCAACGTTCCAGCTACTGATATCCTGATCAAATACATATGCGCTCGCAAACATACCTTGCATGTGCTGAACACCTCCAACGTTCCAGTTACTTAAGGGTTGATCAAATTGATATGCCCACGCAAACATCCATTTCATATTCCACACATTGTGAACGTTCCATGCTGTATAAGTGTTTCCGTTAACGGTGACCTGGTGTGTGTCTATAGGTTGATCAAATGCTCGGGCGCTCGCAAACATATTTCCCATATTGAGCACATTTGAAGTGTTCCAGTTACTGATATCCTGATTGAATGCAAATGCGTTCTCAAACATATATTCCATGTTCGTGACGTTTGAAACGTTCCAATCTCCAATATCATCGTTAAATGTATTTTTCCCTTGGAACAGGTTGTTCATCTGTGTAACAGCAGTAACATCCCAACTACCGATACTGGGAAGGCCACCCGGATTCCCTGCACACCATAGATTCACCGCTGCTTGTAATTGTACTTGAGTCGTGGGCGCGTACACCGCCATGTTATACAATAGGCGTACAAAAGAAAAGCGTTTATTCTAAAACTTACTTATTCACGGAGATCACCTTGCCCAGCATAACAACACTGTTACCCTCGAAGATGGCCACACGGCCCAGACCCGGACACACAGCAAAAGGCTCGGCGATGAACGGAGCCTGTGGCGTCAGAACCAGCTCCGCGCCGTTACCCGTCTCAATATACTCAGGGTTCTCTACTTTCGCCCCACCTGTACTCTTGCCGATCTTCCAATTGATCGCCGCGATGCGGCAGGCGCACGTCGCCGTGCGAATATAGGCAACTGGTGTGTAACCTACCTTTAGCTGACCCGGATGGTCGAGAACGCTCACCTGTACTACAAACGAGTTCTTCTTGCTAAGCGGGATTAGAGACATGTCCTTCTTGCGCACCATAATATCTCCCTGCTGCGGCATGTTGTTCTTATCCAACCCTTTGATGTTGAGCCCCGCATTGTCCCCCGTGCACGCCATTGGATAACTCTTGTGATGCATCTCGACGGTAAAAACCTTGCCTGTGCAGGCGTTAGCGTCCGTGTGAGTGGGAATGAACTTCACCTCCTCTCCGGGCTTCACTGATCCCTGTTCCAAACGGCCGGCAACTACGCTACCCACACCCTTGATGTTATAAACGCCAGAAACAGGCATGCGCAAATCGCCCGTATTGTTACGCCTCGGGAAACACACCATCTTATCGAGTGCATCGTGCACGGTTTGTACATTGACCTGATCGCCATTGAGGTTCGTCACCCGCGCGCCCGTCCACCATGGCATGTTAGTCGACTTCTCCAACAAGTTGTCACCGTTATATCCGGACATAGGGATAAACGGGACCTGCGCGACCATATCCTTTTTCCACCCAACCAACATCAACATACGGGCCACCTCCTTCCTAATCTCGTCGTATCGCTCCTGTGAAAACTGCACCGACTCATCATCCATCTTGTTGATGCAAACAATCAGCTGTTCGACACCCAACAAACTGATAAGTCGCGCATGCTGGCGAGTTTGTCCCTGGACCTCGTGTTCACGATGGTTGCCCTTCTGGATAGACACTTCGAACCCACCCTTGTTCGCGGGCACCATCAGCATAGCCACGTCTGCCTGGGACGAACCACGAACCATATTCTTAATGAAGTCACGATGCCCGGGTGCATCGATGATGGTGTAACGCTTGCTGGGAGTAAAAAACTCCTTGGTGTTGCACGCGATCGTTACACCACGCTCACGCTCTTCCTTCTGGTTATCCATGAAAAAGGCAAACGCAAAACTACCCTTGCCCATTTCCTGCGCCTTGGCTCTCAGCTTATCCATCTCTCGCTGGCTGATACCACCAAGCTCAAACATCAGCCTACCAGTAGTCGTAGACTTGCCAGAATCAACATGGCCGCACACAACAACGCTGACGTGCGGTTTCGCTTCTTCGCCACTGGCCCCACTCATCGAGTTCTGAAGGTTACTACATTATCCCCTCTATACCGTAAACCTCCGAAACTTAGTAATAACGCGCTGACTTGGCGTCAAGTCAAGTGCACTCAACGTTTTGGCTAAAACTATCCCTCTATAATGCATACGTCTCCATGTGTTTCAACCAAAAGTACAGTGCCGCCTTCGCGGTACTTGGAGCAATGGCAACGGCCTTGGTATGGTTTAAAAAGGGAGTGGGGCACAGCCTTCTCTACATTCCACTATTGTTCTACACGTTTATGGAGACGTTGCAAACGGTTCAGTACAATTACGTCAACGTGTGTGACAACATAAACCGCGCACTCACGGAAGTCTCGTACATTCTTATACTCGTTCAGCCGGTGATGTGGAACCTAATTTTCTTGTATAAGAAACGCAGCCCACCACTGGCGCCGATTCACCAAGGGATAATAGTCTGTGCAATCGCGCTCTGTTTGACATGGATGCTTGGCCATGTCCTCCGGCGGATGTCATCGTACGGAAAGCGCGCGGACGGCGAGGAGATAGCGAGTGGCCCTAAAACATGCACATTTAAGAAAGACGACGAGCATCTCTATTGGACCTACGAGCTGTTCTCGAACCCGGGTATGGACGCCAACTGGTTCATGTATTTAGCACTATGGTTCATCCCGGGATTACTCATACCGGGAGAAACCGCAACGATGGCGATAATCATGGCTGGCTTTTTAGCGAGCTGGGCGTACGTGAAAATAAACAATCACACCCGCCATATCACACCCAGCCTATGGTGCCTATCTTCCGGGCCCACGTTGGTGATGAACGTCGTATACGCTCTTCTCGCTTAGCGCACGAAGATAAAAACGATTACTCCGACTCGGATGTGTCGTGCTTAGACCAGTTAATATCCACAGGCATTGGAATTATTATGGGAATGATCGGAAAGTTGCACAGGGCGCGTTGAACATCCCTCTGTGCCCGACAGCGATGGTGGTAAGAACGCCTTAGTGCCACCGACTTCCTGGCGGCCTCGGAGAAGTCTACCGCATTAGTCCGCAAGAACTCTTTATAGTCCTTCCGGGCAGCCGCAGCTTCGGACACGGCAGTCGCGGCCCTTGCCTCTTTCTCAAACAAACCCAGCAAGGCATGCGATGCCCCTGGCTTCTTAGCTTCTTTTCGTAACATTGCGAAATGAGAAGCCTGGTGGGCGTCTCCCCTGTGGAAAGATATGCCGCGCCTCCAGCGCCACGTCTTACTAATGTTATTAACGCCCTGATCGCCACAACATGGACATCTGCCCCCGGTCGTACCATTCTCCTCGCTGGGTCGCGACCGGAACCAAGTTATAATGCAGTGAGTGTGGTACGTGTGATGGCACTCAGGTAGCTGATAGGACTGCATTTCACTTAAGGGATGCTGGCAAATCACGCAGATGTCCTCGCCAATAGGAACGTTGAAGGGGTTAGCTGCCATTAAGTAGCAAAGCCCTAACCCTTTAAACTGCAACATCTGCGCAAGAAAAAACATTATTAAGGGTGGTAGTGTGCCCCTAGGCAGTGTGCCCTTAGGCAGTAGCCGCCTTCGGAAAGTGCCGGTTCATGTGCTTTTGAAGCTCAAAGTAATTGAGCCTTTGCCCCTTCTCCAGACCGAGCAAGTCCTTCAAAGGGACGTCCGGCACGATCTGACGTCTGTCCGAAGCATTCTGCAAATCGTTATCCTGGATATACTTGATCAAGAAACGCGTCACCTCAGTCCGCGCCACCTGTGTCCCCGTGTCCTTGTGCATGAACGAACACAAGTCGTCGCTAATCGGAGACGCCTTGGCGAACCCCGACGGCTTACGAGGAGCCTTGGTCTTGCTCTTCGCACTTTCCCGGCGATAGGCCTTCATCTCTCTCGCCACATCGCGTTCAAGAGCTCGAAGCTCATTCTGGACGGCGGTAATCTGCGTGCGCAGACCGCTCAGGCTGGTCAACACGCCTTGAAACCGCGCCGTAATCGGATCGCTCTCTACTGGGGCGGCGTCGGCGGCGCTAGCAATCGCACTCGATGACATGTAGGGTTATGTCTCTGGCACGCATAATGTTTAAATCAATTTTCTATCATTGATAGAGAATTGATCACTACGAATGTGTAAGCAACCTAGAACAGACGGGGCAGCGCCACCTGAGAAAGTACGGTCGCTATGGCGAATCCATCATACGCGGACCACTGATCCGCGCCAGTCGGCAGCTTGACCAAATAGTTTATGACCAGCCATGCCAATGTAGCCACAAGTAGGAGCGACTTGCGGCCGGATGCAAGCATCGCCACCACCACACAGCCCATCAGTACATCCCCAGCCTTGTACATCAGCTCAGAAGGGGTAGACCGAGCAAAGATAAAGTACGCGTACGTCGCCGCGGCGACGAGTGCAACTACATGCAGGGAGATGTGCATACTATACTTATAACTCATAGAATATTTCGGAAAACAAATAGTCTTAAAAAATCCAAACATTCCTTAAACTACGCAGTCCGCGCTAGCACTACCAGAAGCGCTAGCACTACCAGAAGCGCCAGCACTACCAGAAGCGCTAGCACCGCCGCCTCTACCTGAAGCACCCCCTCGACCAGCACCGCCACGCCCCCGACCACGCCCACGACCACGCCCACTCGGTCTACGCGCCGTCTTTGTTTGCCAGCCACCGTCATCAGTTACCTGTGCAGCACCCTCCTCAGCGCTCTCAGCGTTCTCCGGAGCGAGCCGCGTCTTCGCCAGCTCCGCCCGCGTCTCACACATGAGCTTCCCGCCCTGAATACCAGTAACGTCATTTGCGTAAGTCTTGTCTCCTTCTACGACGGTGAACTCAACATACTCCCCGGGAACCAGATACTTATACTGACCCTCCGCCACCTTCACACCACTATGGTGTACAAAAATGTCCACCTCGCCACCGTCCACGTTGTACGTGATGAAGCCAAAACCTTGGCCATTGTTGAACCACTTGACACGTCCGATTTGCGTCATATGCACAAGAATACGGCGCAATCTTTAAATGCGTAGTAGAGCTAAGCATTTTGAAGCATCTCATTCACCGCCGACGCACACCCGGCGTAGTCGGGGACCCATGAAAGCCGCGCCGTCCGAAGCACCTCTAGTAAGGCCGTACCAAACACACCACAGACATCCAAGAACTCTTGGCGTACTCCACTCCTTCCGGGAGAGGAGACGTCCCCCCACGGGACTTCCCCCTTCCACATGTAGATAATGCTATACAACCACGACTCCAGATCGTGTGACTTGCCCTGGCTTCTCCCGTTCCTAGCCGCCCCGCTCATAAACGACGGTGTCCCCACAACGCCGTAAGAGCTCACACCCTCCACAGCGTACAGCTTGCACAGACCGTAATCTATGACGTATAGGGTGTCCGGGTCATCCCGCCCGTAACGGAAGTTATTGGGTTTGACATCACGGTGTACGAAACCCGCCTCGTGGAAGCTGCGCACCGCCTCAAGCATATCCATTGCGACACGGTACATCGAAACGCCACAGCTCAAACGCACATCCAAACTATCGCCGAGCAACGTCATCGCGACATATGCGCGACCATCCGCGGCACGACCGAACCCATACATAGAAGGAGTATGCTTCGTATGTTTCAATGTACTCAGCACCCGCGCCTCATATTTAAGGGACCCCAACCCCCCAGAACGCTCCATCTTAATGGCAACGTCCTTCCCACTGGATGTACTACGTGCATGCCATACGTCGCCATGAGTGCCCCGGCCGATCAAGGAAACCAACGTATATTTACTCTCCATGTCTGAAGAGTAAGAAAACGTTTATACTATATGGTACGTAGAGAAAACGAATGAATTATCTAACAAGTAACTAATGGTCTCTTCATACCAGAAGACAAAACCGTTCGACCATCGGTGCAACGAGAGCAAGTCCATGAAGGACAAATACCCTGATAGAGTTTGTGTGATATGCGAGCGAGGTGCATCCGCGGGAACTATAGGAAATCTTGACAAAAACAAGTACCTAGTCCCGCGAACGTTAACGGTTGGCCAGTTCATGCACATCATAAGAAAGAGACTTGACATTGACAGTGTAAAAGCGCTGTTCCTGTTTACAGAGGCACAAGTCCTGCCGCCCACATCTATGATGATGGTTGACCTCTATGCAAGCCACAAACATGACGATGGCCTACTCTATCTTACATACGCCACCGAGAACACTTTTGGCTAATTGCCCACCCACCTGATGCTTAGATAGGATAGTACGACCCACGTCGACGATGTTGGCCAAGGCGTTTGACATCGACCTATATCGGAAGACCAGCGCAATGCCTTCATCCTCTGTAATGATGCTGTGCCACCACCGGGAGGGTATGCAAAGCACGTCCCCTTCCCGGATGATGCACTCCACGGTCGACTTTGTAAAGTCCGTGTCACTAGCGATGTGCGACTCTCTGGCAGCGTCGTAGTGGTAAGCAAGCCTCCTGCCCGACACAGGGCTCCACAGTCTGACCTTTAGGGCGCCTGAAGCACAGACTATGAGGGTCCGACAGTGCGTGTTCCTGCGGGGTGGAGCAACTGTTGTCAACGATGGAATGACGACCAATACATCAGACGATACCTTGGCATAGGGCGCGCAGAGTTTGTCCATATCGCGTATACATGTTCGCATCTCGTATGTGCCCAGAACATCCGACCACGCATAGATCCCTCGATCACACGTTTCATTGCCCGTCACAACCCCGGAAGCGTCATATGAGCTATATGCCACTTCCTCCGTCTTCAGTGCGTCGAGCGGCAAGGCCTCCTTAAAGCCTTCGACGTTTATGGTGTAAATGAAGGGACAGCGTAGCCCGACCATCTCGCTAAACGCCTCACTATTCCTGACTGGCACGCTAACAACCTCACAATCGTTACTCTCTCTTCTCTGATGCACGACATGGATATATAGAAAGCACACTAGCAAAAACACGAGTAAGGACAAAAGTGCTGCCTGCATCTTACTGATACAATAGTTAAACTTTGACAAATCCTTACGAGAACATCTAATCCGTAAGACATGGAGCAATGTAGAAGTTGGCACAACTCATGCCGCTATCCACGAGGTTGTACTTAATGGTGAGTGGGACGTTTTCGCTAACACCCACGTACACTTCATCGCGAAGCGAATGGAGTCCAAGCACTAGCTTAAGGAAACGAACACTGTACGTTTGCTTAATATCAATGCCCTCTACCACGGCGTATTCGAGCGAAGGGTCGCTCTGATCTAGCTTGACCGATATACAGCCAGCCTCACCGCTGCACGTCCACACCATATCATCCTCAGAGCACCGGAGTGCTACGCGTGTTCCGAAGAGCCCCATCTGCTCGACAACCACAGCCAGCTTGCGCGATGAAAGTGTAACATCCACGTCGTAATCCACCACCGGTATATCCATCAGCTCTTCACCCTCGACACAATGAAGAGGGACCATAATGATGGTCTCTGCAAATGGCCCCCCAGTGATTGAAAGCCGCAGCTGCGTAGGGTCTAGCCCGGACGTGTCCAAACTGAGGTGTTGTCCGCTATGATAGCACTGCAAAGCCTTGTCGAGCGCAACAGCAGAGACGGCGACCACGGGGGCATCCTTACCCGCGACAAATGTGTACGTCTCGATGTCGCCTAGTGCGATTTTGTATTCAAACAGACACGCGTGTGAGTTGTCCATCCCTTGCACATACATCCCCGTGCTCGAGAGACGGAGCGTAACAACGTCGAGGGCGAAGCCCTTAATCCCCTTAAGCATGGATACGATGTCGCTACAACGTACACCGCTCTCATTCCCGAAACTGGCTCGCATAATACTTACATGCTCATTGAGACAAGATGTGTAATCAATTTTAGTCGCTCGCAGGCATACCTTCCTCACTTGGTTTAGTAAAACTCACAGTGACCTCCTCATCGTCACTGTTTGCCGATCTTGCGTCCTCCAGCGCCGTCATCCTCGAAGAAAGAGACCGAATCTCAGCCCGGAGGGAATTGATCACCGATGCGTCGGTTCCCTGGGCCACACTGTTGTAGCCGTCCGTCAGCACATCGATATTGGAGTTAATGACACCGATCGCCTCGGCCATCCCGTTCTCCAGGTTAAACAGCCGTCGATCGTGCTGGAAAACCAGCTCTGACGGGGTAGTGGCCGCAGGCACGGGTGTAGGCACAAACGAAGCAATACGATCGGTGGAGTGCTCGATCTCATTAGACGGGACGTCGGGCTGCTGTCGCAGCATATCGCCTGTGCCCCGGGCGGCAGGCTTAGATGCAGGTTGCTGATTACCTCTTCGACGGCGTGCTGAAGACATAGCCTGGGTTGCGCTCATCTTATACATTTTCATCGCCACAAAAAAGGGTGGTTATTGCCGCAATTCCATCCGTATGGCAGGATGGTACGAATAGTCTCTTAATATGAAGTCCCCTGTTTCATATTTGTCAATTGCCTGCGCACGTCGCTCTATGGATACGGTGGGAAAGGGCATGGGAACTCTGGTAGACTGATCCCTCATCGCGTCCACATGATCATCATAAATGTGGCAGTTCCCTAGAAAGTACACAAAACTTGACGCTTCTAGTGCACAATGATGTGCGAGGAGATGGGTAAGAAACGCGTACGAAGCGATGTTAAAAGGGACACCTAACCCCACGTCGCCACTCCGTTGGTACAAAGCACACGAGAGCTTGTCCCCTCCGGACACATGGAACTGGGCTAGGACATGACACGGCGGCAAAGCCATCTCATGGATTTGGCACGGGTTCCAGGCGGACATGACGATCCTTCGTGAGGTGCGCGTGGCCGGGTCGGACAAAAGAGCCACCACGTTAGCTAACTGGTCTATCCCTTGCCCTTCATAGTCATCTTTGGACGATCCGTATGGAGCGTTGAAATGACGCCACTGATGACCATACACCGGACCAAGATCATCCACTGCCAAATGCTGAAGTCCCCGTCCATCCAGGAACTCTCGGCTCCCATTAGCATTCCAGATTTTCACTCCTTGATCCCTCAGAACTTCATTATTGGTCGATCCCGATACGAACCATAGAAGTTCCCTTAAACATGTCTTCCAGGCGACCCGTTTCGTGGTAAGCAATGGCATCGCGCCCCCAGCCAAACTGAAACGCATCGCAGCACCGAATCCGGTAAGAGCTAGGCCGTTTCTCGACTCTTCAGGCACTCCTTCATTAAGCAAATCAGTGACGAGGTCCAAATACTGTTCCTCCGGATGTCTGGTAGAAGGACACCTTAACATACTTGTTAATCCATAGAAAATAATCTTAATATACTTCACATGGAAACTGTTCAACAGGCACCAGCGACACCAGGCTTTGTATCGCACATGTTCGAACTAGGCAACGAGGACAAGGGTCAATTGTTGAACTATATGCAATACGTTCTGGTGGCCATGATCCCCGTCGTTATTGTACTTAAGCTTATCAGAGCGTACGTCCCCGAGGAAGATGAAGACAAGGGAAGCGCCATGATAGCGGCAGAGACCGTGGGGCAGATACTGGCTATATTCCTATCGATATGGCTTATTGATCGCTTTGTACGTTTCATACCTACGTACAGCAAGCAGGCGTATCAACCCATGTATTTGACCAACTTCGTAACCGCGTTCTTGATGATATTGCTGACGATGCAGTCAAAGCTGGGAGCCAAGGTGGACATTCTGGTAGATAAGGTCAGTTCGCTGTGGAACGGCGAGAGTTCTCTAAAGGACGAGGACAAAGGCAAAAAACACGATAGTAAGGACAAAAAGAAGAAGAATGTATCGTTCGCAGACAAGTCGCGTGCACAGTCAGCCCCCCACGCCGATGGTCTCGCCATACTGCGCGACGCTGCGCCACAGGGTCAAATGCCCTCAATGCCTACGAGACAATCTCCCGACTTCAATGCCATGTACCAAAACGACGCGACGCCGCTTCAAGACGCGAGCACACCTGGAATGGGTGGTTTCGAGCCCGTCGCAGCAAACCAGGGTTCCTTCGGTGGTTCTTTCTACTAGATATGTCGACTACAAACAAGAAAACTATGTGCACACACACGGCCACATAGTGTTCATAACGAATGTCGATTGCGCACCCAGAACACGACACTAAGTACCGTGACCAAGCTTTGTGTCGCCACCCAGAGACACGATATAAAGAACACTCGCCAGTGGACCAGCGCGGTCTTCTGGCAGCCCCTCCCCACGAGTTCGTACATACCAAACGGGACGAGTGTGCATGCGCACCCGAAACACAGAGCGACTGCTGAACGTGTAACCAGCGTACGGAACCTCGACTCTTCGCTAATAATGCACGATAGCGCACAGACGCAAATGGGCAGCAGAGTTAGGCACATACAGACTATGAGATAGTCGTATGCAAGCGATCCTTTACACGTGCCCTCGATATCTCCTCGCGAGGTGCTGGATAGGACCACACCGGTCACGGCATACAAACACACCGTCCACGCCGCCGCGACCACCACTGCGCACAGTGCTGTAAGCGCCGCGCAATACGCGACCATTCCGAAGTCATCATCGAGTACCCGCCTGCGCCGGGTCGACCGCGCGCTTTGCATACAACAATTCGCACACGACGGTCAAGCGGTGGTGGTTATCAATTTTCCCTTTAGGCCGGCAGGGATATCGTCACCATCCCGCTGCAGGCAGCGCACAAAGGCCCAGAACGTAACCAGCACCGCGACGAGTGCACCGACCCCCAAAAGAGCTTCGAGCAGCCCATTGACCATCGCCTATATCTAACGGTGAGAAGGCATCGTGAACTACAGCGTAACCGCACACCTGCCGGTACGACGCAACTCACTACCTCGCCGCCCGCGCCCCTCCCAGATTGGCCGCCACCCACACCCTTAACGTAGTGCACAATGCGCTTGTGCACGCCTAGTCCCTCAAAACCTCTATGTGTCGTGCTTCATTGCGGAGGCGTGCTTGGGCCGCCTTTGCAGTACGTAGGGATCAGATCTCAGATCTCAGATCTCAGATCTCAGATCTCAGATCATTTCCTCCTGATTGATCTTACTCACCTCGTAGCATCTCTTCGATATTTTGCGCGTGGGTGCCCCTTCAATATTGTTGGTCAGGCACTTCACTATCTTAAACCACTGATCCTTCTCCCTGTCGTGTCCGGTATCGAAGCACTGTGGATGCGCTGCCTCCCATATCTTTATTCCCTTCACCTGCGCATGATTTACATCTTGGATCAATTTGGTCATTTCGCCTTTTTCTTTATCCCACCCTTCTGCACCCTTCACATACATTGTCGCCCGTTTGACGTCCGTGCAGTGAAGAGGGCGCTTATACATCCCCAGCTCCTCGACGCGTCTCTCTATGATGTTTGCAATGCCGCTCGCTTTCCCGTTCCTTAGCGCAAAGTCCACATCCTCCACGCCAATCACCAAGTCCTTTACAAAGTCCTGTATGGGTATCGCGTTCCCGCACCTCTCATTCAGAAATAAGTTGATATTATTGTAGTTATTCACCACCTTAGGCTCTGCAACCGCAGTAAGCACCCCGGACCTAATCTGCTTCATCTCCTCCTTCAACAGCTCGTTAGACACCTGCGCACGATCCAACTTCTCCTCCGCCCGATCCATCTTCTCCTCCGCCCTCCTCCTCTCCTCCTCCGCCCTATCCATCTTTGCTTGCAACAAACCCAGCACCTCCAGCACCTCGGTGTTATTAACTATCGGCAACACCACGTTCTCCGCCTCATCCTCTCCTCCACCATGTAAGCAGGCCTTCTTATGCTTTGACAGGGAGCTGGCATGTTTGTAGGCACGGCCACAGTCACATACGTATGAATGGCAAACTCTTGGCAAACTCTTTGCAACTTCTGCAACTTTTGCAGTGGGGTTATTCACTACATCACATGATTTTTTGTGACGATACAGGTTTTGTCGATTGCCGTACAATTTGCCACAGACACATTTATGACTACACCCCGTAGTCATCGTAGTCTTGTTGTGTTTACCGGTTGATAAATGTTTGTCATAACTACTCTTTCGTGACGTAACATAGTCACACACATCACACGTGTACCTATGTGCGCAACTTTCTGCAACTTCGACTGTGCCTAAAGTTTGCATTAGCTACCTAACATACAGAGATATTTTATCATTGGGTGGTGCCCTTTTCTTAGTGCCTTTTTTTCAGTCATGGTCACAACCGTTGCGGGCGAAATCCGAAAACAAGACCATTATGCTCTAAAGTCATTTTTGCAAAAAACTGCGATTCTATAAGTGGTCGGTCAAACAAAAGTTGGACATACTTTTTCATGTCCAACTTTATTATTTCTACCACCCTTTAAAAAGTGATATTTTTCGCTTTTTCTGACTGACCTACATAATGAAGGGGCGACCGTATTGGCATATGTCTAGCAGTATCTACATGGTGTAGGCGCACAGTCATTATGTAGGTAGAAGCACCTAGAAGATTGTGCTACGTAATAGTAGGAAGATGAGCGACGACGGGGCGAGATTATTGATGCGTGCGATCGACAATGAGAGTAACGCATCAATGGAGGGTTTGACAACAGCGAGTATGAAGTCCATGAAGAATAACATGCTCCAGCAGTTGGGTATGGGTCGCGAGCAGCTAACCGCTGCACATGCGAAGCTGCGCGCCTACCGTTTTATCGAAGACCTCGACGCCCTTCGTTACGGGGCGTACGTGCGCTGGTTTGACCTTACTCGCGACGAACCCCGTCTGACTAACGGGGGGATAGTGTGCGATATGGTAGTTACGGATACGGGAGTGTCGGTCAGATGTAAAAACCAGTTTCATCGCATGTTTAGTTTTAATCTGTCCGAGTGTATGGTCTTCCAGAAATTGAGTGAACAGGAACTTGTGTTGCTCTCCGCCTTAGACTATCTCAACAGTTAAGAGACCCGCCGACGACGTGTCCGCCCAACACTTCGTCTCCGCCGCGTCTGACGCTTAAGCGTGCGACCGGTGGCACGGATCACACGGCACATCGAGGTCGCTAGCGCGCGTTCCCCCATCCGCCTATAACTGGCGTCATCATAACTTAGTATTGTGTTTGGTGGGTAATAGTAGGAGCACAACGCTCGATAATCCGTCTGAGTAAGACCCTTGACCATGATCGGATACTATATGTTGGGAATAAAATCCCATAAAGTTTATACACATACTCTATGCCAAGGAAACCCCAAAATATCGTCGTCTTTGACCTAGACGAGACACTCGGCCATTTCGGCCAACTGGGACTTATTTGGGATGCAATACGCGAGACGTACACAGAGAGCAGCAAAGAACCACCGAGCTTCAACCAAGTCATGTCGCTATACTACGAGTACCAACGACCTGGGATTATGAAGATGCTGCGCTACATTGCTGGAAAGAAGGAACAACATAGTTGCGGGTCGGTTATGATCTACACGAACAATCAAGGTCCGAAAGAGTGGGCCCGGTCGATCTGTCACTACTTTGAAGGAGAGTTGGGCCGGCCCCTCTTCGATCGCGTAATCAACGCGTTCAAAGTAAGAGGGACAAGAATAGAGCCTCTGCGCACATCTCACGATAAGTCAATAGGCGACTTATTGTCTTGCACGAAGCTACCGTCCGACACACAATTCTGCTTTATAGACGACGTACACCACCCCCATATGGAGTGTGAGAACGTCTACTACATTCACATAAAACCCTACGTATACTCGATGCGTTTTGATGCAGCGGCAAAGCGTCTTTTAGCTAGTAATCTGGTTGGAGCGCTAAGTGTGGACGAGAGGTCCAGGCTGAACGATGCGATACTTGGGTGCGCTTCGGCCTATCCACAAGAGGACGTAGACACCCCGGCGGGCGAGCTTGCGGCCGACAGTGCGGTAGGTAAAAGAATATTGCAACATCTCCAAGGGTTTTTCAAGGAACACGGTAGCCGTTATTCCCGTCGTCGTCCGACCCGGAGACTAAGAGGAGGGACGCGTAAACGATAGACCATGTGAAAGATGACCAGTCAAAGACACTTTCGTCCTTAAGTAGCCCGCGAGGGCGCTAGTCAGGAACAGAAGAATAGCCGAGTCCATGAGGACACGCTTGTCAAACGCATCTTTCGATCGAGTGCGGATGTATAACAGATACATCGCGACGTACAGCTGAATTGCGGTTTGAACGAAAGAGAAATAATGGGGGGCGAAAGTCGAGACCCCTAGCAGCCCAGCGCCAATAAAAATGTACGAGAGCCAGACCAATCCAACGTAGGCGTTCTTGTAGTACTCCATATAACTAGTGTTCAGATACTTTTTCTAGCTGTGTGCGTCCTCGTCGTACATATCTAGAGTGCGAGCAGAGGCGTCTGTCGCGTGAACGAAGCGGGGCATCCAGTAATACGGAACGATATCTGATGCACCTGGATAAAACGCATCAAAAACATACCTGTAGTAGGCTTGCTCATTCGTCAAACCTTTTACGGCGTCTGTGTCCATGGTGGGGATGTTAGTTTGAATGGTCTGGAACCAAGGCTCCTCCAGCGAGGAGACACCATCGCTGAACGCCTCTTTGCGGCGCCATAGCACAGAATCCGGCAGCAGGTTCGGCCAGCGCTTGGCCACCGCGGCGCGTAGAAGATGCTTCTCTTGCATATTAACAGTGGTGTCGTAGCGGAGCTTAACAGGCAGTGACATGTAAGCCGATACGAAAGCCTTATCGAGAAATGGAGTTCTTGGCTCTAGTCCGTGCGAGGAGATGCATCTGTCTGAGCGCAACACATCGAAAAATGCAATATCGTGTACTAAGCGACGGCACTCCTTATCGAATGACAGTGCGTCGGGAGCCTTGCGGAAATAGAGATAACCACCCATAACCTCGTCCGCGCCGTCGCCGTTGAGAACAACAACGTCCTCATCCAGTCTGGCGATGTACTGCCCGATAAGATAGTTACCAACACTAGCGCGAACAGTGGTGGTGTCGTAGCTTGATATGCGCGATATGACCTCGGGTATGGCCGCGATGAACGCGTTAGACGACAGGATACATTCGCGGTGATCTGTTCCTAGGTGCTTGGCCACCAGACGTGCATTTTCTAGATCAACCGAACCCGGTAGCCCAATGCTGTACGTGCGGAGCGGGACCCCCGCTATTTTGCAAGCGAGCGCAGTGACAAGGCTACTGTCCAGACCGCCTGAGAGCAGACATGCCACAGGTCGATCGGTGTTTGCAACGCGTTTCTCTACCGCGGCGTACAGTGCGTCACAGACGACGCTCATCCCGTTCGTCTCGATCGCAGATGGGTCCGTTGCACAAGCCCCCAGCACTACCGGTGGTAATTCAAAGAACCTCCGTAACGGGCTCTTTTCGTATGTGACAAACCGTAATCGCGCGGGTCCGCCGACAGTTGAGCATAGTCGCATCTCAAACGTCCTCGAATGGCCTGGTGGGAATTGTGTGATCGCGCCGTGACACCCCTCGGCAATCGCCAGTTGCAAAGGCTCTAGTTCAGACGCCACACCCAGCATCCGAGCATCCGCTGTACCATCTGGATCGGGAGTATCCACGATGTACATCGGCCGCACGCCGAACGGGTCCCGCGCCAAATGGACGGCGGTACGAGTTCCACGGTGATCCATGATAACGAGAGCAAAGACACCATCTAACGCGGACAACGTGTACTCCAGCCCAAACTTAATGTACATATGCAGTATGACCTCACAATCAGAGCCGCTGGCGCACTCGATATCGAGCATAGCGGCCAATTCCTTATGGTTGTATATTTCGCCGTTGCATAGGAGGCTGCATCCGTCAACAACCATCGGCTGATTCGCAGCCTCGAGAAGACCATTTATAGCTAACCTGTGAAAGCCAACCCAACTCCGGAGTTGTTTGTCATAAGTCAACGTTGAACGGGTGGGGCCGCGACGTGCTCCAGTGTCAAACGCCCGTTGCGCATCCGCCTTTGAACACATGGCAGCGTTCAGGAAAAATATGCCACACATGATCTCGTGCTATTAAATGCGCGCCACTTGCTTTAGATGTGTTCGGGTGAATATATTATCCGGCACTATAATAGTAATGTACGGACTCGTAGATGATGTCTATCTGTGTAATCTAGACAGAACAACTGAGCTTAGCAACCGTATGGCGGCGCGGAACGTGCCCTCGGAGACTTTGCAGCCATCGTTTGGTATCCGACCCGTATCTACTAAATACGCGATGATGCCCATTCTCGATCGCCGGGCTCCAGCTACCGTACCCATTAAGAAAGAGCCGGTTTACAACGTAGGCCAGGTCTTTAACCCGGGGAGCGCGGAGGCCCCGTGGTCCGGTTTCGCGTCTAATGTAGATGTGGAGTCCGATCTGCGCAGCCAGTTTTTTGCACTGCAGAAGTGTGAACAGTCCGAATATGTCCCGTCCACAACGAGCGACATGTACATGGTAAAAGTGCAGTCTTCGTCTCAGGTACAGCAGCCGTTCCCGGGTTTGTTCACTCGTGAGCCACTAGCGCCTCGTTCTCACACGGGCGAGACCGTGTACGGTGGCGAGTGGAAGGACGGGAAGACACACAGTCGCGAGAAGCTCGCGTTGGCTGACGAGCATATTGGTAAATCAGTATTTAGCAACCACACGCGGCAGCAGAGAATGGACGGGAAGTGCATACACAACAAGTTGTAAGACACGTTGTTGGCGCTGGTTGTTAATATCTACTCTTTGTATGTTACCCGAGATAGACATATCAGATAACATGCAATTGGCGACACTGCGATGCCTTTCAAATCCTTCCAGGTTGCCGAGCTCGTCGCGAGCTATGGCGGCATATGAAGAGCACAGGGCGGCAACTCGTGGCTTCTATAAGAGGCGCATTGTTCAGCTCACCAAAGACATGTCCCAGGGGACTTACCCAACGGCAGGTCTGGAGAACGCATACAGAGCGTATGCCGACGTGTGCGCCGAGTATCTACAGGATGTGGACACGCGAGACATTATTCAAAGCACATATGCAGGGCTTGACGTGGCAAACCCCTCATCTGGTGCGCCGAAGGCAGTACAGACGCGTGCCCACGGATCGAACGACGACCTAGAGATGCTTGGTAGGGCTATTCGTCCAAACGGACTGGACACGTTTGTCAATAGGAAGTCCGTACCTGTCGCACAGGGGAAGTTCCCAGAGGTTAGAAGCGTTAATCTGCGCGCGCCCGGCCTACGAACGAAAGGGACGAAGAAGGGGGGTAAGCACGTCCACTTCGCAGACTAGTAGAAGTAGTAGTAGAAGTAGTAGTAGAAGAAGTAGTAGAAGAATAATCTGAGGCTTTAGTAGGAAATGGTCAAAACGCGCAAGAGACATGTGAAGGGTGCGGACAAAAAGAAAAAGACCAAGAACACCACGTTCAAATCTATTAACTGTAGCCCGAGTGCACCGTTTGACAGCAAACCATACACGTGCTTCACGGACGATGTTCTCCGACAATTAGCGGAGAAGTGGAATATGCGACATCCAGACGACCTCGTTGAGGTATCAGGATCTAGAAAAACGTGGGAGCAGCTACGTGTGAAGATGCAGTCAGTGTGCCACACTGAATCGTGTTGGCTGAGGCAACCGTTCGTAAATAACCCCGAGTTCACGCGTGAAATGACCCGGACACTATTCATGCCACCTCGTCCGCCGTCCTGGCGAGCGAACCCCAGTGAATGGCTTACGAGCACGGACATAACGCGCGTGATGCGTCGGTACGAGCGGGCTTATCCGAGTTTTGTCTTTATAGGCCCCTCGCCCATTGACTACTACCATCGGTACTCGGACGGGAAGTGCGTGTGGGACGAGCTTTGTAATTTGAGCATCGCTAAGATGCTGTCGCGGGGGAAGACAAAGATAGGCATAGTTTTTAACACCGACCCGCATTATAAAGAAGGTTCGCACTGGGTGTCGATGTTTGTGAACTTGAAGGAGAAGTATATATTTTTTATGGACAGCACGGGAGACCCACCCCAGAGGCCCATACAGAAGTTGATGACCTGTATCATGGGACAATCCAAGAAACTTGGGGCGCCTCTGAGAAAGATCATATGCAAACAAAAACACCAGCGCAGAAACACGGAATGCGGAATGTACTGTCTCTTCGCGATCATTGGCCAGCTCACTGGCGAACACGGAGCAGATAAACTATGCGAAGAGCGCATTTCTGATGACGACATGGCTGCATTGCGGGACAAGTACTTCAACCATCATCTCTAGTTAAAGAGTAGAAAGGACTGAAAAGCAACAGATGGCCGCACGTGACTGGGATCTTGCGCGCGACACTCGTAATATGGCACTGTTGGAAAACGTGGTCTATGCGTCCGGCGTCGTCGAGATGCACATACCCCATGATGTCATAGCTACGCAGTTGCGCATGGCGATAAGTAGGTGCGAGAAGTTATTACACGACGTACCTGGGTCACTTACTGAGATGAACAAGAACATTCTGACAGCATTCAAGAGGGGGCAGACACCAACGACATCGGCGGCGCAGTTAGAGCAACGACAGTCCCAGTTCGAAGACGACCTCGCTCGGCGGCAGACTGCGTTCGAGGAAGATATGCGTGTCCGCGCACCTCCGGCGCCGAAGTTCGCAGATGACAACGTCGATGAACCGATCGGCGAGGACAACATTAATGCCGTGTTGGCCGAAGAGATTGCTAGACGGCAACTGGTCGGCGTTCCGGACGACCCGGGACGCATCGGGAACCCCGCGCTGGTCACGGGCCCCTCCATCTCCTCGCTCGAGGCACGAGTCCGGGCACTAGAGGATAGAGTCCGCACTCTGGAAAACCCGGGTGCGGAAGAACACGAACCACCTCGGGAGCATGCCGGTGACGAGTTGGAAGAGGGTAAGTAATCGGAATATAAATGCAAGCAGTACAGCATCTTTCAATAAATGCTGTAATGCGGTAGGACATGGTCCTATACCTTTGTGAATACGTACTTTTTCCCCTGGACCTCAAGTTTGCCCACCGTAAGAGGATCGCCGCGTGTGTAGCTATCGAAGTCGTACACATCACCATTCCCCTTGTTGTACGCATACTTAACTCCATCAATCGTGACTGAGACGGCGCGCACCTTCAAGACGGTCCTGTTTATGTCGGCGACCGTATCGGCCTCCTCGTCGGATATGGATGGTGTGAATGCAAAACGACTCGAACTGGCACGACCGAACGTAAAGCATTTCAACTTCTCCTTGCTGCCCTTCTTGTTATGCAGAGAACAGTCGATGGCCGACTCCTTTACGGATGTGAGTATCTGTCTGTTGATGTTCTCTTTTATGGTCGCGATTTCGTATAAGGATTGGTCGGTCGTAAGGGGTGTGACCTTGTCGAGGCGGCTCTTGTCCTGAAGACGCAGCTCGATGGATTGATCGCTCGCTAGTTGCTCTTCGGAGAAAGTCATAATGTAGAGGAAGGCGGTCACCGTGCGCAACGCCTCGGGGAGATGCTGATGACTGCATATGCGGCGCGCGCGCCCTATAACCTGCTCAAGTCGCACCGGATGCCAGTAGGGCTCGGTAAGATGTACGAAACGCACGTTCTCGAGATTGATGCCCTCGGCGCCACTAGCAGTGATCATAAGAACGCGAATGATCTCGCCGTACAAGTTGTTACTCGATACCTTTGCCAGCTCATCCGCAAGATTAGTGGGTATGAGCTCCCAATTACCGTTGAATATGTTGCGGATGATCTCCTTTTCCTCCTGCGTCTCCGTGCCGGTATACAGTGCGTACATCGGCTTCCCTGCATCTTCCGGCTTTGTGTCGAGAGACCACGCACCTGCGCTATCCTTTTTCACACCGAAACGGCCGAAGCCATTTGCCCTAAGGACCATAGCGAAGATACCGATGCCTTCCAGCGTGCGGAACTGGCTATACACGAGGTGCAGTCCCTTGTTGTCTGGATCCTGAATGTTATCGAGCATGGCCAGAAACTTCGGGCTGTACGTCTCGAGACCTTCTGGAGACAGATAAGTCGCGGAGTTATTCTCTAGTTGCTTAAGAGCGATCTGGATACGTTTTTCATACGATGCATCTTGTGCTCCCTCAGCCTCTTTCAATGCAGCGGCGTCGTCGGCTGTATGGAGACCGTCTACATTTTGTAAACGTTCCTCAACGGTGGCGGCGTCAAGTAGGTCCTCGTCCGCCGTCTGCTCTAATATGGCCTCTATATCTAGTCCCTCGCGGGGCATGGGGCGAACGATCTCGGGGCGTGGAAAAACGAAGTTGCAGAAAGCGCGCGAGAAAATCCGATAAGTAGACACAGTCTCCTGATAGATGTCGTCCCCGCCTTTTTTGGCTTTCTTCTTCCGGGCGTTATTCTTTTCCAGTTTCCTCTCTTGTATACGCGCCTCTTCGTAGACGCCGAATTGGAACTCGCTCATGGGCACCTTTATGAGATGGAAGTCTTTGCTCTTCTCGAAAGAGGGCATGAGTTGCTCCTGGGCGCTCCGATAGTATGATGTCAAACCGAGCACCCGTCTCTTAAACAACCCCTCATTTTTCATGTCACCGGTATTGGGCTCGATGAAGTAATCACTAAACCCGTCGAGGGTGTCGGGGAGTGCTTTATACATTTCCACCCGTGTGGCAGAAGGAGTGATCTTAATATTGTTCTTTTGCAACAGAGAGGTAATGATGGCCACGAAACTATCGTCGTCGACGTCACCGCGTTCGCCCAATGCAACCCCCTTATACGTGGAACGGCTGTCCACTGAGTAGAAACCGAACGGGTTGCGCGTAACAACGAGTGTAGTCGATGTTGGCCGATACTCCAGATAGTCGAGAAGACCGAACTTCTTGAACACGTCTCGCAACGTCGCCTCGGATATCTTGCGCTGCGTTGCCACGGACAGCTTGAAGTACCATGTTTTGATCATGCCCCGTAGCATATTGAACATAACGGCAATCTCGTTGGGATAGTTTATAATGGGTGTTCCAGAAAGCATCACAATGCGCGCGCCATCCGCCGCCATCATGTACTGATAAAGCCGAGCTGAGAGCGAATCTGGCTTGCGGAGCTTGTTGACTATGCGACTGACAAAGTTGTGCGCCTCGTCTATCACGACAACGCTGTTGTCAAACGGGTTCTTCGTGTGGTTCTCGCTAAGTGCCGCCAGATGGCTTGAACGCATTCCATTATAGTTCAAAAACCGGTACTTCTGGTTCACCATCTCATCAAGCTGTGTGTCGAGGCTTGCCTTCTGCGCTGCATCGAGAGTACCAAAGTTGCCGGCATTCTTTACGTTGACCATCCACGCACCCTTGTTCCTTCGTATCCACTCCATGGGCAACGTAAGGGCTGCTGACAGCACATCGACAAGCTTGTCGTCAGGTCCGGTAATCTTAACAAACTCCCAGAACTGGTTCTTTCTGTACAATGGGTCTCCGCACTTTTTAAGATCGGCCCTATAGTTGGCCTGCAGCGATGCAGGGGTCATGATGTACACCTTTTTATTGTTCTTGAGACCTTCCGCTATGGCCACGGAGGCGCACGTCTTGCCTGACCCAAGTCCATGATAAAGCAACACTCCCCGGTAAGGTGTGTACATGTTTATGTAATCTCGGACGATTTCCTGGTGCGTGAACAAAGATTGCTCACGCTGTCCCGATGTCTTGCAGGTTACCGCCCCGGCCGAAGCCCCCAACTTCTCCTTGTAAGGGCCGAACAAAGAGGCGATAAAGCTAGTGAATATCTGACGATTATCCATGTAGTAGCTGGAGGCCCGAACTTCCACAAGAGGTTCGGATGGGCGCTTACGCTCGCCGATTGCCGTGGAGCCTATCTTAATCATGGACAAAGGCCCTATGTCCGCCACCCCCTTGCCGCGACGAGCACGGGCGCGTGTAACCCTGGCTTCGCTCTTAGCCTCCACACCGTCAGCGAGAACGAGCTTACGCTTAGTTCTGCGAACACCGGTCACAGACGGCGCCGGCGCCGCCGCGTCCGGCGCGTCCCTGGTCTTATCCACCGACGGTTCAGGTTCCTCCCCCGTCAGTAGTACGGCGCGCTCGCGCTTCATGACCCGGGTGAACTGCGCAAACGACTTGAGCATCTCACCGCGGTTAACACCTTGAGTCTTATCGATAACTGGCACTCCAGCGAAAGCCGTGCCCACAATCACATCCTTATCAGTCCGAGGCTGAGGCTTGGCCATGAGTCTTTCCAAGAGCGACATTGATACTAGTGTATATAAATGAGACAATTAAAAAGATGCAGCTGCCGACGGTTAGTGCGCTTACCCGCCCGGCGTGCGCAGTCGTCCAATGATGTCCTCACACGCCATCTGCTCCGCTTTCCGCTTGATCTTGTGATCGGCCTTTCCGAGAAAGACAAAGGCCTTCCCTTCAGTCTCATAATACTCTTCAATCGCAACGAGTGTTTTGAAGGTATTAAGTGCAAGCGCCGACTCGACGGCAACAGCGTGGATCGGTTGACCTAGACATAGGTACACGCCCATGGAGTAACCGCTTTCCAGTGTGCGATCCAGCTCGATGTAGTGCGGGGTGGTCTTAAACGCCTTTTGGATCATGACCTGCAAGATGTTCTTGTAGTTGTCGTCCGTCTGGATAAGCTCTGTCCAGTTAACGTGGCGCTCAAACACATTTTCGACGAACTTCTGGGCCATCTGAAACCCAGGCCCAGTCACAAACATCTCTTCAAACCAACCTTCGTCGTCGTTTACCTTGATCTTGTTGAAGTCGAGGAAGAGTGCGCCCAGAAACGATTCAAAGAGGCACCCGAGCTTCTTTAAGTTCGTGCGCGTCTTTTTCTCTTCGGCATGCTTGGAAATGATATACCATTTGTGAAGACCCATCTCGTAAGCCAGTTTGCCGATGTGCTCGTTCTTGACCAATGCGATTTTCTTTTCGGTCATGAAGCCTTCATCAGCTTTAGGAAATCGGCGGTACATATAGTATTTAGTGATACACTCGAGTACCCCATCTCCGACAAACTCCAGTCGTTCATTTGACTTCGTTCGTAGCGCCATACAGTCCGATGGACGGTCCACAATCGTAATGTTCTCTCTTGCATTTGACAAAGCGGGGCGTTTTGTGTACGAGCTATGGATGAAAGCTCTCTGCCACAGAACAATGTTCTCAATCCGGGGCGGGAGGTCGTACTGGACGAGCAGCCGCTTAACCTCCTCCGCCGTGATGTCTTTGTTGTTGGGGTTGTACGGGTCAAATACTAGTGCACCGTCTTCTCGGACTACGTCATCGTCGTGCACGATGTTGCGTTCTCGGTTACCCTCCATGAACGGTTAGAATGGATGTATTTGTATGTTTAAGCGCTATGGCCATCAATTTTCCTCCAATGCCACTTCTCCGACATTATTTTCTTTGCTCTAATCATAGACATGGGCTTCAACTACAGAGCTATCACGGGTTCAACCAAGATATCCAACAACACCGATGCGTTTGCCATCATGGCTGGCTCCCGCCCTACGATCGGGCAGGGTAGCAGCACCCGCGCGGCCATGAGACGTGCACAGGCCACCCCTCTCTGTAACTCGACGCCGGGTAACCCGCGTTCCATTGCCGAGCAGCGCGACTGCCTGAGAACAAACTACCGCCTGTCCGTTAACCCCGTGGGCTCGGGTGGCGTGGGCCGGATGAGCATGATTTTATATCGGTAGATAGTATAAAATGCCGAAGAACATCTATAGAGGTAGAGGAGGTCGCTCATCAGTAGCGCGGAGTGTCAAGTTCGGTGGTCCATCCGGCAGCAATGGTATGATGCCGCAGGGTTCGGTAACGACCAGCACGGGGGAAGTCGTAGAGAATGCGCGTTATTTCGGTGGCATGAAGAAGGGTGGCCTCGCGCCGTCGGCGACGGGGTTCATGATGCCTATGGCAACTGCGCCCGCATCACGGGGCTTCCAGTTCTCGCTCGAGAACAAGAACTACCTATCCAAGTTCCGTCAATTCTACTACCCGGCGAACATGGTGGCCAGTGGACCAAGCCTTTAAGATTGGTTTAGTAATAGAGAAATGCCAAATCCTGATAATCAAAGACGCATGATTATCAAGATTGACACGAGGGAAAAACGGCTTCATGTTCTTATTAAGAACGCGTTTGACAACGGGGCGCACACGGACGCGGCCACGGGCGCACCCACCCACACACTTGTCAGTCAGATGTTGCCGCTCGGGGACATAATTCTGTGCGATAATGATGGCAAGGAGCGATGCATCATAGAAAGGAAAAGCTTTAGCGATCTCGCGGCAAGCCTGATAGACGGGCGGTATAAAGAGCAGTCCCTGCGGTTGCAGTCGTGCGAGATATCGAAGCACAACGTTGTGTATCTTATCGAAGGAACGCTAGATGCATACCGTCCGCGGAGCGCCCGTTCGCCAACACCGGAGGCTCTGTGGGGAGCGATGGTTTCCTTGTCTTTGATTAAGGGGTTCTCGCTCTTCAGGAGTATGAATATGGTGGAGTCTGCTGACTACGTATATCACGTGGCGAGGAAACTGAACACAACGCAATCTGATGGCGCGCACACCACTGGCGCGCCGTGCGAGTATGCATCTGTTGTCAAACGGGTGAAAAAGGACAACATAACGGATGAGAATGTGCAGGCGATAATGCTAGCTAACATTCCCGGGATTAGTGCCAAGGTCGGGCAAGCCCTTATTAACGAGTATGGGTCGATAAAGAAGTTGATCGAGGAGGTGGAGACCAACCCCGCCCGTATTGCCGGCCTCGTTATACCTGTTGCGAATGGTCGTGTGAGACGGATACCTGCGTCGGTGGGTGACAGCCTTAAGCGCTACCTCTGTGCGGAGAAGATGGGCGGACTTGAAATAAAGTGACGGAGGGTTTAGTCAATAAAATATGAACTCTAAGTATACGATGGACGAAAAGACGATCATGCAATATGTGGGTTATTTCGCGGTAGCAGTATGCGCTATATACTTGGTGGGTTATCTGATGAAGAAGCAAGGCGCGATGATAGAAGGGCTACGGAACAAGGCCACAGAGGACGAGGGGAAGGGTTTGTTTGGGGACATAGATACGGTGATATCCGGAATCGACGATAACATTAAGATTGCCAAGTCGGTGATCGGTACGGGTAATAGGAGCCAGATAGAAGACCTGATATCTGCTATAGAAGAGTTCGTAGAACTAGGATTGGTTATGAACGCCATAAGTCTAGGAAGCACCCTGTCAAAGGGCACCAACCCCGCAGGTGTCGCCATAGACAGTGCCATCCAGAAGCTTAACGGCTACAAAACACTCTTGAAAGAGACGCTTCCCGAAGTCATGAAGTCCCTAGACAATACGTCAGGAGGATCGTCGACGGCCTCCGCGGCGAAGGGTTTCTTCTAGATTATCTCGAACCGTGACATTTCACAGTGACCATATTACCCGAAACAGGTAATATTGTCGATTGGAATGGGCTAGCCGCGTTTGCGGACCCACACTTCATCCGGCGTGTAGACGCCCGCATCAACGGCACCTTGCGTTACGCTGTCACCCCCCCAGTTAGAGTCGGTGGCATAGTCACTTACCTTGCCGACCCCCTGTTGAGAATGGAACATCTTATCGAGTGGGGTGTAGTCTCCGATGTACTGATTGTCGGGGTCGTAGCTAGGGTAGGAGTTCTGATTGTAGGGTGGGTCATCTCTTCCTGCGTCATACAGCATAGTTACCGGAGGTTGGTATGATAGGGAAGGAAGCGATGGCGAAAGACCACCCTGAGGGTTCTCGGGGCACGGCCGAGCAGCAAAGACTTCGTTGCCCTGAGCGTCGTAGGAGTTCCGTAAGTACAAGACCGGACATTCAATGCCTTGACTGCGTTGCCATTTCACAAACTGCGCATACTCCTCAAGGTTGTCAAACGTGATTGGGTTAACACCTGGCACTTCGGCCAGGCTGGTGTTCTGTAGGATGATCTGGTTGCCCTTTTGAATAAGAATGTTCGGGCAACGCGGCTTATTAATGAGTGTCTCCTTCAAGTCCCCGCCACCATACCTGGTGTAGAAGATAAGACCCAGCATGAATATAAGGGCCACAGCGATAAAGACGCGCATGGTATATATCTAAACGAGAATATAATCCTCCTAGATAACATATGCCATACCACGAGATACGTGACGGCAGCGTAAGCGATGCCGAGCGGCTGCTCAAGTCGAAGCGTCCGGTGGCGATCCGCATACATATGAATGGATGCGGTGCGTGCCACGGGATGGAAGATGCGTGGGAAAGCGTGAAGGAACTTGCTAACAAGAGCACGGATGTCCACGTAATGAACGTAGACGCGAACGCCGCGGCAGTTCTCGCGAGCAAGGGCCACACAATCTTTAACGTGGGTGGTTTTCCCACTATGATGGACAAAAGTGGGAAGGAACATGGAGGTGGGCGCAGCGCCGAGGAGCTGACGAGATGGGCGGAGGAGGCTGGCAAGCGAAGCCACGAGATGGGTGGTGGGAGGAGTAGGAGGAGCAGGAGGAGGAGGAGGAGACGGACGCGTCGAAAGACGATGCGGCGTGGTGCTGGGAGAAAGAGTGGCAAGTCAAAGAGCCGTAGAACGCGCCGCAGGTGAAGTCAAACCCTAGTTATGAACGGCATAGACGGCAGCGGCTATCATGACTACTATCGCCAATATCCTCCTGATACTGGCCCCTTCGCCAAACACTAGATACCCCCCGACCATCGCGATAAGTATACTTGCGGCGGTGTCCAGTATGCCGTGATCGCTTATATCTTCCGTTTTTAGCGTGTGAAGACTCAGTAGAAAAACTACGAGCGCCACAATAGCTGAGAGAAGTATGTATAACCAATGCTTTGGCGCGATGCGTGCGATCTCTTTAGCCGTCGCTGAGCCTCCTAGATATGCCAAAACAACGAAGGTCGCGAGCACAAACGCTATTAGCTGAGTGACCGCAACTAATGTAAACTTATCATAATGCTGAGCCAGTGTCTTGCTGAATACCTGCAATAGGAACGCGGCGATTGCAGTGGAAAGTACAAAGCTAATGAACACCTTCTTCTCAAGTTTGTCTACCATATGGAATAGGGGGGGATTTTCTTACGAGTAAAATTGATACAAATCGATCTCATGTTGGAAAAACAACACGAGATGGCACCAATTCAACGTACGATGCGGCTGCTGACCTTTAATGCGTATGACGCCCATGAGCGAGTACCTGGTGACGATCAGGGCATCGATACATTCACCATGCAAATGTTCGGCATAAACGAAAGTGGGGAGACGTTTTGCCTGTTCGTAGAGGGGTTTCAACCGTTCTTCTGGGTGAGGGTGGACGAACGCTGGGGAGAAGGCGAGCGGCTGGGGTTCAAGTCGCATCTGGAGGAGCATCTGGGTGCGCGGATGGAAGGCGCCGTGACACAGTGCAAGTACCATTACCGAAAAAAGCTATACGGTTTCGATGGTGAAAGCTACCATAAGTTCATGGTCGTCAAGTTCCGTAGTGTGCGGGCGATGAACAAGGCTAAGAACCTGTGGTATGAGACGTTCAGAGGTAACCGAAAGCTCAAGCGAAACGGTTACTTCTACGAGGGTGCACAATCGCATCTCGAGTTGTACGAGGCCAACATACCGCCGTTGCTGCGATATTTCCACATACAGGAGATTAGCCCCTCGGGATGGGTTGCGATTCCGTCGAAGAGCGCCAAACTGCATACGCGAAAGACGACCACGTGTAAGTATGAGTACACGGTGCAATACAACAAGCTGATCCCTTTGCCGGATAAGGAGACGCGCGTCCCGTACAAAATCTGCAGCTTTGACATTGAGGCAAGTAGCAGCCATGGCGACTTCCCCCTGCCGAAAAAGAACTACAAGAAGCTCGCGGCTGATATCGTGGACAAGTGTCTCCGTGTTCAGCGCGAAGGCGGAGAAGTCGACGCGGAGACGTTGACTAGCATGATAATGGCAGCGTTTGGGTTCGGGGTGGATGGCGACATAAACATCGTGTATCCGAAACGTCCGGTCGTAGAGGGAACGACGCGTAGAAATGTGATAAGGTGGCTAAACATGGGACCGACATTGACCAAAGAGGAGGAGCCAGATGCGGGAGTAAGATTGTTTCAGTGGAACGACGCGGAGCAGGGGGATGACAGTGGTGGCGAGACACCCGCGCGCCGTGGAAAGAAGAGAAAGGTCATATCTGAGGAAGAAACGATACTGTCACTCCTCTCTCACCCCGACGCGTTCGACCGGGAAGAGCTCATTGGTGAGAGTAGTCAAACACTGAGCGCGTGCTTCCCTCCGCTGCATGGAGACAAGACAACGTTTATCGGTTCGACCTTCTTGAGATACGGCGATGAGAAACCCTATCTGAACCATTGCGTTGTCCTCGACACATGCGATCGGTTGCCCCAAGTGGAACATAGTGTTATTGAAACATGCGGTAGCGAAAAAGCGCTTCTGTACGCGTGGGCCAAACTAATCCGGGAGGAGGACCCTGACATTATTATTGGCTACAACATATTTGGCTTTGACTATCAGTTCTTGTTCCAGAGAGCGCAGGAGCTATCCTGTGTAGAGGAGTTCTTACAGATGTCAAGAAACAAAGGAGAGAGGTGTTACACCAAGGACTACAGGACGGGACGAGTGCGGATTGAGGAGAGTAGTGTGATATTGGCGAGCGGCCCGCACGACCTCAGATATATAATGATGCAGGGGCGCTTGCAAGTGGACATGTACAACTATCTCCGTCGCGACTACAGCCTGACGTCTTATAAACTGGATCACGTGGCTGGGAACTTCATAGGCGACACTGTGAAGAGGTTGGAACACATGGACGGAAACACTGTGTTACACACAAAGAACCTGGTCGGATTAGACGTAGGGGCCTGGATCAGTCTCGAGGAGATAGCACATTCATCGGACTCCTATCAAGACGGTAAGAAGATGGAGGTGATGAACATCGACCACATCGCCAAGACGTTCACGATCCGGGGTGTTGAAAGTCCGAACATGGATAAGAAGGTCAAATGGGGACTAGCAAAGGATGATGTATCGCCTCAGGACATATTCCGGATGACAAATGAGGGTCCTTCCGCCCGCGCCACAATCGCAAAGTATTGTATTCAGGATTGCAACCTGGTGCATCAGTTGTTGCGGAAGATCGACGTGATCACAGGGTTTATCGAGATGTCGAAACTATGTTCTGTCCCGATGTCATTCTTAGTACTGCGTGGGCAGGGGATCAAACTTACGAGTTATGTGGCAAAGAAGTGCCGAGAAAAGCATACCTTACTCCCAGTCGTCGAGAAGACGATGAGCAACGAGGGATACGAGGGCGCTATCGTGTTGGAGCCAAAGACAGGTTTGTATACCAAGAAGCCCGTGTGGTGCGTTGACTATAGTTCACTGTACCCGTCCTCTATGATAAGTGAGAATGTGTCACACGATAGCAAGGTGTGGACGAGAGAATACAACCTAGATGGTCATCTCATCAAAGAAACCGGGGAGAAAGGGCCCGATGGAAGTTATAAATACGACAACTTGCCAAACTACCGATACGTTAATGTCGAATATGACACCTACAAGTACACAAGGAAGAGCTCGAATGCCGCCGCGGTGAAGACATTGTGTGGAAAGAAGATGTGTCGGTTCGCGCAGTTCCCGCAGGGTCGCGCGGTCATGCCCTCCATTCTGGAAGAGCTGCTCGCGGCAAGAAAGGCGACGCGCAAACTAATCCCACAACAGGAGGATGAGTTTATGAAGAACGTCTTGGACAAGAGGCAGCTCAGTATCAAGGTCACGGCTAACTCGTTGTATGGTCAGACCGGCGCGAAGACTAGTTCATTCTACGAGGTGGACGTGGCGGCTTCCACTACGGCGACGGGCCGCAAGTTGCTTAAGTACGCGGAGAGGATGATCGAAGAGGTCTATGGGAATACTGAGGTCGATGTGGAAGGATATGGGAGGGTGCGGACGAGAGCGGAGCGTGTGTATGGTGACACGGACTCTGTGTTTGCGACATTCAACTTCGAGGAATTGGACGGAACTCCTATTGAAGGACAAAGAGCGTTAGAGATGACGATTGTTCTAGCACAAGAAGCCGGAAAGTTGGCGAGCATGTTCTTGAAGAAACCGCACGATCTCGAATATGAGAAGACGTTCTTGGCATTCCTCCTACTATCTAAGAAGAGGTACGTTGGGATGTTATATGAGCTCGATCCACATAGTTGTTACAGAAAGGAGATGGGGATTGTGTTGAAAAGAAGGGACAACGCGCCGATTGTGAAGGATGTGTATGGCGGGATCATCGACATACTGATGAAGGAAAACGACGTAACAAAGGCTGTAACGTTCTTGAAGAAAAGTTTACAGAACCTCGTCGACGGAAACTGTCCGATGGAGAAGTTGATTGTTACGAAGTCGCTCAGGGGGCACTATAAGAACCCAGCCCAGATAGCTCACAAGGTGTTGGCCGATAGGATGGGAAGGAGAGATCCGGGAAATAAGCCGGCGTCGGGTGACAGGATACCGTATGCGTACGTGCAGGTGGAGGGCAAGGGGCTGAAGCAAGGCGAGAAGATAGAGCATCCTGAATACATCAGGCAGAAGGGGTTGAAGCTGGACTATTCATTCTATATTTCGAACCAAATCATGAAACCGGTTCAGCAGGTGTTTGCGCAGGTACTGCCGGAGCTAGCGGGTTATGATGTGCGAAGGCGATCGCGTGTTGAGGACGCACTCGAGACGCTGAGGAGCACTCTCGAAGATGAAGCATACAGAAAGAAGGAGATGGACGTCAAATGTAAGGAGGTAAAGTCCCTACTATTTGACGATTATCTGCGCCAGTCCGATAACGCAAGGGCGGGCCAGAGCACGATCCGTGGCTTCTTCGGTGCGCGTGTGTGCTAGAACTGGACACAACAACACCTTAATCAGATTTTTTCCCGGGGGAATGGCAAGGAGTTCTGCCCCTGTCGCGGAGGAGCAGTCGTGTCGCACCCCAGCTCCCAATCGCCATCCACATAGTGTTCAACGAGCTGGCTCCATTACCTATGGCCCAGCGAAGTGCGCTGCAATGGGGGCTTGCTGCCAACAATGGAGACAGAAAAAAGCCTTGCACAGAAGAAGGAGTGCATAGATGAGTGTAGGCGTGTGCCGAGACGTAGTGTATAACAACCCACGCTAGATACATTTTCCCTAATGGCCCCAACACGTGCTTGACGGTGCGAGCGACCGGGTTCCTCATCCGGCTCACCATGCGTGTCCATCGCGTAGCGACCTCTCGTCGTGTCATATACAAGTGACGGATAATAATGGATGCCTTCCCCTCACATGGGCATATTATCGGGTGATGGTGTGTCGCCCTCCTCGCTAGGAGGAGTTGCGCCGCCGGCGTGCTCTGAGGGGGATCCGCCGAGAGATGACATGAAAGAGTACGACATGTTAATCGGCCCACCGCCCTCGGGCTGTACTATGTTGGGGGCCACACGTTCCATAAAGTCTGCGGCGACCATTCGGCCGATACGGCTGGCAAGCTCTATGTGGGTCGTCCCCGAGATCGTCCCTTGTAGCGGGGATGCCTCAGGCTCGTCACCGCCCAAAGAGGATGCATTAGCGTTCGGCGGCGCGACTGCAGCCCCAGGACCGCGGACGTCGTACCTACACAGAGGGCAGCGCACATCGCGTTCGAACCAGTCCCTCAGAGCGTCCGGACAGAAGTTATGTCCACAATGGACGATCTGCATCACTAAATCGTCTGATAAGAATTGCGTCTGAGTGATTGGACATGTGCTGTTTATAGGCGCGTCCATTTCTCGAAAAAGATACACTTGTGTGGCAGCGGTGATATGAGCTTCGGTTGGCCGGACTATGACGGGACTGAATGACTGTCCAAGTACGAAGCCAGTGTCCACTGGGCGCGGTCTCATGGGGGATGTGGTCTGGAAAAGGGATGGTCTGTATCGTGCGCTCGCAAGTGGCGAAGCGGAGGGGAGGGTGGACACAGGCACATACGGAAACATCCTGTTTATAAGTAAGTGCAATCGCCGATCTTGCTCCATCGACAGCGACAGCGTGCTGTTCAGTATGCTCTGAGTTCCCCGACAGTACGCCATGTAATCATCGAAAACTGCCAACATGCCTGGGTGCGCGGGGTCCCTTCGTGTAAAGCGCGACATAGTATACCGGATGATAATATATGCACAAGCACAGGGATTAGAAGCTAGAGGCTTCTAACAGAAAGACAACCGAACATGGAAATGGTGGATGCTACTGCGGAAGGGAATGGACTGACCGGGTTGGCCAACGTAGGGAACAGTTGTTACTTGAACTCGGTGTTGCAAGTGTTATCACACACACACGAGTTGACAGATGTGTTAGAGGCTCCCGAGTACCAGTCCCGTATCACGAAGAAGTTGGGAGCGCTCGTTCTAAACGAGTGGGGCAAACTGCGAGCGCTCATGTGGAGTGAAGACTGCACGATAGCACCATGGGGCTTCGTCGCGGCGACGAGGAAGGTAGCGGCGGCAAAGAAACGAATGGACTTTACATACGTCGCGCAAAACGACGTCGCTGAGTTCATAGACTTTTTATTCGAATGCTTCCATGAAGGGTTGTCTAGGAGCGTTGAGATGGTGGTGAAGGGGGCGCCCAAGACTTCGAAGGACGTGCTGGCTGCCAAGTGCTACGACATGATGAAGAGGATGTACGAAGCTGAATACTCGGAGATGCTCGGGCTGTTCCACGGCATATCGGTTTCGAGGGTGTGTTCTCTAAGCGGAAAGGTACTGGGGGTCAGTCCTGAACCGTTCACAATGTTGCAGATTCCGGTTCTGCCCGGGTCGACATTCTGCACGTTGCAAGACTGTATAACTGAGTACTGCAAAAAAGAGAGACTTGATGGTGACAATGCTTATCGGATAGATAAGACTGGTGAACTAGTCAGTGCGGATAAGGACTTCACATTCTGGAGCTTGCCGACGGTGCTCATTATCCATTTAAAACGGTTTAGCAATGTCATGGGGAAGGTCCAGAGAGACGTGGCCGTTCCTATCGAGCTGCTGGATATGTCGCCGTATGTAACGGGGTATAAGAGATGGCAGTACAAGTACGAACTGTACGCGGTGTGTAATCATGGAGGCGGCGTACGAGGAGGGCACTATCACGCCCATGTGAACACGATGAAGGGTTGGTACAACTTCAACGACACCACTGTGACAGCGCTGGGGCCACATCCTTCGATAACTAACAGTGCCTACTGTCTTTTCTACCGCAAAAAAAAATAGGCCAACTATATATCCCATATGGACGTAAACTTCGATTCCGTCACAGGTATACCGTCCAACGCGTACGACTGGACAGGTAAATTAAGTTCTAATCCAGTAGTTCTAGCCTTTCTGGTGGTTATAATCATAGTATACTACGTCCTCTTCGCGTCTCTGGGGGGTGCTGGCGAGGCGCCGATCGGCGCGAGCGCTACCGCGGAGGGAGGCGGTCTTGGGGCGCTAGAGGTTTTGATGTGGGGACTGTTCGTGGTCCTTGTATTGACGAATGGGCTGCAGTATTTCTTCAATATCAACTTGACGGCTAGCGTCAAGAAGCTGTTCTCGGCCGAGCCCGAGATAGACCTTAAGGTAACCCGTCCGGCTTCTTCCAAGCAGGAGCCGAGCCCGCCCAAACCGCGTCCCGCGCCGAGACCAGCTCCGAACCCTGCGCACCAGCCTCAGGTGTACCATGTAAGCAACAACAAATACACGTATAACGACGCTCAAGCCATATGCACAGCACTTAACGGCGAACTGGCTACGTACGACCAAATAGAAGACGCGCACAAAAGCGGAGCAGAATGGTGTGGATATGGCTGGTCGGAGGGGCAGATGGCGTACTTCCCCACCCAGAAGTCAACGTTTGACAAGCTACAAGACATTGAGGGGCACGAGCACGACTGCGGGCGCCCTGGTATCAACGGTGGGTTTATAGACAATCCTAACGTACGGTTCGGTGTCAACTGCTACGGAAGGAAACCGGGGGAGACCAGCGAAGACAAGGCTCGACTTAAGAACTCGACCGTATACCCGAAGACGCAAGAAGACATCGAGCAGGATAAGCGTGTTGAGTACTGGAGGAATAAGTTGGCAAGCGTGGAGATATCTCCGTTCAGTCACAACAACTGGAACCGTGTCTAGGTACTTGTTTAATATGTTGCACGAACAACATACTAAATCTAGATGGACACCATGACCTCTAAGCCCTGCGCGTTTGTCTGCTGCCGCGGGATGCGGGTTTGCGGCGGGTGTGTCTGTGGGCACCCTTCACCGTTCTAGCCATGTCGATCAGGCTGGCGAACAGACTTTCTGGAATAGGTTGGCAGTCTGTGTCCCGCGCTATCTCGCGGGTTCCGGCGCACTTACCCTCGAGCACGACCAGTCCCAGTGGGACGCCCACAGACCCGGCGAACAGATCACTTACCCTCCCGCTATATGACTTATCACCCGCGTTACACGTCATCATTGGCGCCATGCCTGAGGACAATAGAACATTCTTAATGGGGTAGCCGGCGCCACTACATGTCAAATCGGAACCCCGCTGAAACACACAGTCTGATGGTGACAGGTGCGACATCTGTATAGTATACTAGCACACTCTTTTATTCGTTCTTAATGTAAAACCGTTTGACCTCGGTCTTGACCTTAGTCTCGCGCTGCTCCTTAATGAAGACCATGATCTGTTCCACCTGTGGTCCGTTCCGAATACACTTAAGCAAGCACTCCTGAATGAACTTCAGGGTAAGAGGAGACGTCTGATTAGATGATGTGAAACGCAGCCGACCATCGCTTATACGAACGGTAGTCCCCTCCATGCTGTTCTCCGCAACGTGGCCCATAATGGTATCATTAAGAGATGTCCGGCGGTCGCGCAGCTCCTTCGATTTGTCCTGTAGTACCTTCAACTGATTGTCCACGGCCACCCATGACCTGATCTGTTCCTCAAAAGACGACATATGTCTTGATAGTCAAGATATATGTTTATATGTTTTGCGCATCATAACAGCGGTGAGGCAACCGACTTGCTTACCGCTTGTGGCTCCGCTTGTGGCTCCGCTTGTGGCTCCGCTTGTGGCTCCGCTTGTGGCTCCGTCTCCCACGACGCGACTTGCCCCCGTGTCTCCGGCTGCGACGAGAGCCGCGCTCAGGACGAGACAGTGTATTGGCTACCAGAAGCGTGCCTGGCATAACCGCGCGGCGCAGCATAGACATCAGACCGCCGCCGCCGCGCTTCTTGTGCCGCAGGCTGCGTGCGCGATGCTTGCGCCCTCCTCTACGTCTCGTGTGATGGACCATCTATACTTATAGGTGAGAAAATCTCAGACGGAGGACTTGGAATGTCTTTTGACGACAACAACGAATGTCGCCAGTATAAGCAAAAAGCTTATTATGACGAATAGTACGGACAAGTATATGTACGGATAGAGTTCCTGAAGCACGAGCTCAATGACTGGCTGAAAAAAAGCCTTAACTTCTTCGCGGACATCCTCCCGTCGAAGGATAGCTTTGCAACGCTCGAGAAACGGTTCGGTGGTTACCATTGTTATCAACGGGGAGAAATTGCGTGCGAAAGTACCGATTTAAATACGTGTAGGCTACAATGAGCTCTACTATCGTGAATTGTGCGGATTGTGACTTTAGCAAAACGAGACTGTCACAACCGCGGGCAACACAGGGTGGTAACTACGTTACACGGGTTGCGCTGGACGGAAACCTGGAGACCGATACGTGTGTCCAACTTCCAACCTGCAAGACAAAGCAAGGCATTGTGATCAGCGGGCGCAAGACATACTGCGACCTGCTATATTCGTCTGACGACACCCACGTAATGGAGTGGATAGAAAAACTGGAAAAGCGATGCCAGGAGCTTATCTACGACAAGCGGGATGATTGGTTCCACAACCCTCTCACCGAAGACGATATCGAGTCGGCGTTCACTTCCGCAGTCCGTCTGTACAAATCCGGAAGGGCCTATCTGGTACGAGTTCTGCTTAAGGGAAACACTGCCCGGGACGGCGGCGACGCAGAATGTGTATTTAATCAGAGACAGGAGGCGGTGCCGTACTCAGAAGTCACTGTCGATAGCAAGGTGATCCCCTTAATTAAGGTAGATTGCATCCGTTTCTCGGCCCGCTCTTTCGCAATTGAACTGGCATTGCCCCAACTAATGGTACTGGAGAGCCCCGTGGGCGCCCGTGGATGCATGATCCGGGCGGGAGAAGACCCGGAACCATCTAAGGAGAGTGTACTGTTGGACGTTAACGACGCCGTGCTTGAACCTATTCAGGCATCAGGTCGGACCGAGGACGCGCAGCAACTGCATATGGACGAACCGGTCAGAGGAGAGGAGGAAGCAGAACCATCGCACGCAGTGGAGGAACATGAACCGGTCGAGGTGCTTCCGGCGGCGCCGGATGGTGTCACCGCCGTGGCGCTGGATGACATAGAGCCATCCGATGAAGCAGTGGAGCTCAGAAAACCCAACGAGGTGTATAGACAGATTTACGAGGCGGCGCTTGCTAAGGCAAAACTAGCCAAGAAGACGGCGGTCGAGGCTTATTTAGAAGCAAAAAGAATACGACATATGTATCTGCTTGACGATCTGGAACAATCAGACGACGAGGAGATGACGGAAATGGAATAGGTAACCCTTTAGGAAATACTGATCTCTCTCACAACGGCTTACGCCGAAATTTTTTCTCGATCTTTGTATATATAATGAGCTTGCTCCAGTCTCTGCAAAAAGCTGTGAAGGCACACCATCTGATCGCGTTGCTCGCCGTGATCGCGATCGGGGTGCTGCTCTACAATTACTCCCAAGGTAAGGGCTCGCCGCGGTCGGGCATGGCTCACGGTGACAGTGACGCAAGCCAGGTCATCAACACCCAGTTCGCCAAGGATCCGGCGGCGCCCGCCATGCCGTTCGGGCAGAACGAAGGGCCCAGCACGGTGAGCGGGGTGCAGAGCAGCCAGCAGCAGATGCCGTCGAGCTGCCAGAGAAAGGACACAGCTAAGCCCGGCGATCTTTTGCCTAAGGACAGCAACAGTCAGTTCGCGCAGCTGAACCCGATGGGCAGCGGCGACCTCCAGGCCGTCAAGCTGCTTAAGGCAGGCTACCACTCCGGCATCAACACCGTGGGCAGCAGCCTGCGCAACGCCAATCTGCAGCTCCGCTCCGAGCCCCCGAACCCCCAGACGCCGGTGAGCCCGTGGAGCAACAGCACCATTGAGCCGGACCTGATGCGCACGCCGCTTGAGCTAGGATGCAAGTGCTAAGAGCACATACATAACTATCTTCTTACTGAGGTGGATTATCCCCATTAAGAATATACAATGAAAGAGCTTGAGTGGACAGCAAAAGTATTCAGGCTTCCCGTAGCGCCAGAACCCACTATACAAAACTCGGTCGTTAGCACCATAGGCAATGCAAACCGATACATACCCATACCGTACGAAAGCTCCTTTTCACTCATTCAACAGTTCTACCTGTACATAATTTACGTGTGCGCATGGGCCGTCATAATCTACCTGTCGTACGACAAGCGCTTCGTGTGGGCGTACGAAGTCGGTTTCATCTGGGGCATATGCGTGATGCTACTAGAAACATGGCTATACAACAGTGCCAGCTGGGTCTACGTAAATAGGAAAAACCTCTCCTCATACGTCTTCAACGCACCCGGCCCAATACCAGACTTGAAGAAGGGCGATGACGTACCAACAGAGCTCGATTACAGCGGGATGGCTGGAGGAGAGTACAAGATATTGTCGGAAAGCGACACCGTGCCCGACGACGGCATACACGGGTATGTGTTCCCGGTCTCCACCTATATGGAAATGTCATCCAAAGGCGAGGTAAGCGGGACCAACCTGTCAGAGTATCTACAGGGGAAGTTTAAGAGTACTACTGGCTTTGGTAATCAGGATGATCCGATATTCTTTTCTAGCAAAACGCTCGAAGTGTCGAACACGGGCTTCTACGTGGCCATACTCTGCTTGACACTAGCACTGTACATCAATCGCACGAAATGGCAAGGGCCCAATCATCTAGTATGGATACTCGGAGCGGTAATCATGTCACTAACAGCCATGGGCGCGGCAGTAAGTGGGAACAGCGTTCTTGCTCTATTCAACGTGCTGTACATAAAGCGACGTCTCATCATTACCTCATGCGCTTTTGCGATGACAGCTATCTTGATCTCGGGTCAGCTTTAGATAAAAATCTACCTGTTATACAAGTATGAGTGCCAAGACCAACGAGACCAACAAGACCAACAATAGTAAGAGCGCGACAATTGGAAAAGGGAAACACATTAATGAGAGCGGACTGCCCGTCTCCCCTCAGATGGCGTGGCCAATAAGCAACGTGTGGATTGTAGTCAGTATAAGCGCTGTTGCTTTCATCGCGTGGTCACTTATCTGCGCATTAGTGTACTATCCAGCGTTATTGCGTGCCAACCACGGTATCCGTTTCAGATGGTACATGGCGGCCATAGCAATGGTGCCTCTAGCACTGTTCGTGCATAATGTGCACGTGAGGATCAAGGATGAGCTAATGTTGCCCGCCGTGCCTGCCGATTACGGTGTATGTTTCGTACCTCAAAGTGATCTCACGGACAAGGAGAAAGCCTTCGGTGCAATAGGTAAGGTAGACTATTCCTGCGCGCGTAACCAGTACGAGATGTTGCAAGACAGAGCCACAACGGTTCAGTCGCAATCATACAATCTTGTGTACACGCTGTTCACGCTCGTACTGCTGTTGTTCACGGTGTCGCGCACGAAGGACATCATCAACAGGAACGACCCTTTCATAAAGTCACTTATAATCTCTTCTATGCTATTGAGTGTCACCACCATGATAAGCCCTATGCTCGCGAACTTCTACTGGTCCTCCCTTCCTATGATATCGCTCTTTGAGGTGATTTTCCAAATGAACGTGGCTACAGTCATATTGCTCATTTCCTACCTTGCTTTCAAGATTGTAAAAAGCATATATTAATTTCGGCCTATAGTACACATGCATTCGGGGTTCCTTGCGTTGGTACTGGTAGCATTAAGTATCTATGTCGCCGTGTTGATCTATCGGAACTCGGACATGTTCCAACTGAAGTGCGTTATCTCATCTGTTGATAGTAATACATATTGCGTCAGAGACAGAGAGCGCATTGGAGAAGCTGCCGATTTGCTCGCACACAATACCAAAAAGATGCGTGCGCTGGTGCAGCATGTCGGAAAGCGACATCCTGAGAAAGATAACATCCGTAGGCTCGTTGCCGGCTTTAATCCTAGCAAAATCGTGGAAACGCTGCCGACGAGCGAGCACACGGCGTACAGCGAGAACAAGGGCGAGAAGTTGGCGTTTTGCCTCCAGAAACACAAAAACGAAAGCGCGCTCATCGACCAAAACACACTGTTCTTTGTCTCCATGCACGAACTTGCACACATCGCCACGGTCAGCATTGGACACACAGAAGAGTTCTGGCGGAACTTTAAGATGCTCATCGAGGAGTCGGTGAATGCGGGTCTTTATCAACCGGTCGATTACTCGAAACAGCCGGCTCCATACTGTGGTATGACGCTCACTGACAACCCGGCGTTCTAGGCCGAGCGTATGACCGATAGGTCCATTCCACTCCGTCCACATCGCATTCTTCCGCGCTGATGAGCGCCATCGTCGCTTCTATATTGTCAAGTAGTCGCGGCGACATGAAAGTATCGCAGGGGAAGGGATGCTGGACGTACGTTACCTCAGCCCGATCAAGTGTGACGTCGGCGAAAGCATCGTACACCTGAGCTCCTCCGATGACCCAGGCCTCGTCAAATCTCGAGGAGACACAATATTCAATCGCCTCAGCTACTGACGTCTTGGATACCGCCCCGGACGCGTCAAAATGCGCACGTGAGAGAACGATGTTGTGTCTCCCTACAAGTGGCGCACGTGGCAAGCTCTCCCATGTTTTGCGCCCCATGATAACTGCGTTGTTTCCCGTCCCCCTCGTCAACCTAGCAAACCGCGCCAGTTCTCCACGAAGCTTCCATGGGAGGCGACCTTCTGCGCCTATTCCGCGGTGACGTTCCGTGAGCGCGACTATGACATTGAAACTGGTCATATATAAAATAATCTCGTATTATTCTATATACTTGATGTCGCACGATAAGAGCACCATCACTAAGGTTCACATCATGGGAACAAAGGACGTTGCAACTCTTACCTTTGGTGAAGAAGATAGTGGGTTTAAGATATATTCGGACGACACCATTGACTACGTCAAACGTAAGATATACGCATCGCTGAAAAACAGCGCGGGCGCGTCGCCTCCCGTGCAGTGTATGTATCTTATGGCGCGAACTCGTCAAAAGCTAAGCAGCGTTGGCGTGTTTGACATGTTAACGCAGAACGGTAAACTTGCGTTAACGTATGACCGTCTCGTAGGATATTTGCAGAATATAAACCACGCGGGCAAGGGACTGGAAGACGCGGTGAAGAAAGGGAAGTCGGTGTATACTTATGACGATGTCTTTGCGATTGGTCTTGACGACAAAGACTGGGTAGTAAACATTCCGGTCGGCCAGAGGTTCGTGACGGCAGAGCATATGTATCCGTTCACGGTAGACCCTATGGCAGTAGATAAATACGATCCAATACTCGAACGAACTGCAAAAGACATAACGACCACAACGAACGGATCGCTCGTGATGGACATAGGAAACTTCAACGGCGAACTGTTTATGTTTGACGCCACCACCGTTCTTGCCGCTGCAGACCGGAAGGGGCTGTCCGCTGAGAGTACGATACGCATATATTTCCCACTCTTAGCCAGTGATGGAATAAACGCCACGAGTGAGCTCGACGCTGCGTTACACGAACTTGAGGAACAGAGTGATAACATGATCGGCGAAGCTTTCGCAAGAAAGGTGGACAGCGTAAGAGTCATGCACGACATACAAGACAGTCAGCCTAGCGACTATATAGAGGCGGAGGGAGTTGACCGACTTGTATGTGTTGTAAGTCCCGCGATTCCGTTTAACCTGCCACTCGACGTGGTGTTCAAGAAACTAAAGACGTCCCAGGAGGTGCCGCTTGTCAAATACAACCCTGGAAAGAGACAAGAAAAAGTGTACAGGCTCTACACGGCCGCTGTAGCTACGAATGGGAAGAAAATACCATATCTCCCAAAAGCGACTATATTCAGATTAGCAAAGACCATCGGAAAAAGCAAGGGTGTGGTGGCTTACAACGAAACTGACGGGCACACCGTCACCTGCGAGTTCGACGTTAATGCCGGGATTACGATCAGCGCCGAGTTCGGTCAGCCTCTCTCTCTAGATGAATGTGACAAGGTGATTACGAGACAGACCGCGGCGCCGTTAAGTATGATCGCGAGCTACCTCTCTCAAAGTGGATACGTGCTTCCATTGTTTACATCCATCACGGCGGACGACACCGAGCTAGTGGATGCTCGATACGTCGCCCGGTACAGAATACAAAAGAACATAGACTTAGCGAAAATCACGGGCTGCATAACTCCCATATTCAATGTCATGGAGTCTTCTCTATCAAAAGGCATAGAGATGCGTTTCAAGCGTGTGGCTGATTACAGTGAGGTCGACGGTGTCGAGGCGTTTACTATAGAAATGATCAAGAAGAACGTCAAGGAGCACGACATCGTGCAGCGCTTGCAGGATGCGTATGGGATGTCTCTGGAAATGGCCGTTGGCAAACTTGCAGAGGTTGTTGGATCGATACAGGTAGTTCGATCGGCGAACCCGACGAGGCGCATTAGGATACGTAACAATCCCGGATTTGCAACGCGCCTTACCAAGGACCAGTTCTCTGCGACCGTGACAGCTACTGTTGAAGGGCTCAACAATGTGGGGTACATATCGACCGTTCCCATATACCTCAACTCTGTCGTGATAGCGGGACAAGGCGCCGTTGCGAACAAAAGCATTACGAAAGAGATGGGCAGCCTATGCAAGAGACCTCGCGCGAGCAAGTCGAAGAAAGATGAGGTGGTGCTCGAGGAGGTCGTGGCCGCCGCGGAAAATGCATACAAGGACAATGAGGCAGGTGTGCCCGCCGCCGTTCCATTTGGCGAAGACGACGATGAAAATGACGGGGATGACATGCTCGACATACTACTTGGAGATGATGACGATGATGATGATGATGACGAGGGGGATGCCGACGCCGCGGGAGGCGGACGCTCCTCATCGCAGTATGTGCTGCGTGGCGGCGCGGACGAAGACGCCATATCCGATATAACAGGCATGAGCTTGGCCAACCCCAACCCATTCTTCAAGAAGATGGAGGCGCTCGATCCGGCCCTCTTCTTGACTAAACAGGATGGAAAGTTCCACGCATATTCTCGAGCCTGCCCATGGAACGTACGCAGGCAGCCCGTGATACTTACAGACGCCGAAAAGGCAGAGATAGACAAGGAGCATCCGGGATCGTATCAACATGCAGTCAAATACGGATCCAGCCCCGACAAACAGTACTGGTATATATGCCCTCGGTATTGGAGTTTGAAAGACAACACAAGTCTGACACAAGCAGAAGTGGAAAGCGGTAAATATGGGGGTGTCATCCCCGATGATGCGAAGAAAGTCCCGAAGGGGAAACCGATATTCCAGTTCTCCGACAACAAGTATCACGTGAAGGACGGTAAGTACGTGCAGCACTATCCCGGTTTTGTGAAAGCCGGAAGCCACCCCGATGGTCTGTGTCTGCCTTGCTGTTTCAAGTCTTGGGACAGTCCCTCTCAAGAGAAGAGACGAGCCGAGTGCAGCAACGAGGATGCTGCGAAACAGGGGAAGAAAGCGCCTCAGGCTCCCACCAAGTTGGAGATCGAGACTGACGAGTACATCAAAGGGCCTGATAAGTTCCCACTCGATAGAAACAGGTGGGGCTACCTACCCGTTCCCGTAGCGGCGTTTCTGCAGATGGACAGTCGAGAGTGTCAAGTGTCCGCGACCAATACCAACCTCAGGCCGAACCACGTGTGCTTGCTCCGGCACGGTGTGGAACTCGTACCGGGTCAGTCTTTCGTGGCTTGCTTGGCCGACCTGTTTGCGGACAGAACTTCCGACCAGCGCATCCCCTCCGTCGCTGAGATGCGCCAGGTGCTCCATGATGCAGTGGACCTCGATACTTTTGTCCGGCTTCAAAACGGCACATTGATCACCGAGTTCGAACCGGCTCTTATTACTGAGACTGCCGATGTGGCCGCATACGCCGGGACACAATTGTACAACGCGACTGACATGAATAGCGCAGCCAATGTGAAGTCTCTACGAAGGGCCATACTTGCGCTCGAAGCGTTCAAATCTTTCCTCCTAGATAAGAGTGCGGGTATAACATACACGTACCTGTGGGATCTCTGCACATCGCCTAACCCTAAGCTTTTTCCCAGCGGCATGAACCTTGTCGTGCTTCTAATACCCGACGACGATAGCACCTCTAACGTGGAAGTGGTGTGCCCCACCAACCATTACTCATCCTCTGCGTTTGACAGCTCCAAGAAGACATTCATACTTGTCAAGAGGGGCGACTACATGGAGCCGGTGTATGCAGTGGAGGATGTAAAGTCCAATTACACACTATCGAGACTGTTCAGTCTACGGAACAAGAACCTTTTGCCTAACTTGAAGCGCATGCTGGGGATTATTCGAGACGCTCAGAACGAACTATGTAGGCCGTTCCCGAGCGCGCCCAACGTGTACACTTTCGAGACCAACGTGAACTATGCGACGGCTCTTAAAGCTCTGACCGCGGCGGGATATGCAGTGCACACCGCAATCATCAACTTCTCTGGCAAAGCTATTGGACTGAGTGCATCCGGCAAAAAGGGTGATGTCAGGGTAGTAGTGCCTTGCGCCCCGTCTGAGATGCCGGTCGGGACAGCGGCCACATTTATCGATGGTGACGGACTATGGCGCGACTTCCAGACTACTTTTGCCTTCCTGGAAGAAGTGGCCAATGCAACTAAAGGACGTGTTCGATGCCGGCCCAGTCTCCAATTAGTAGAAGACGGCTTATGCATCGGCGTCATAACCGAAACGAACCAAACCGTCTTGGTCTCTCCGCCCGCTCCACCGATCGACGGTTTGCTCCCTACCGTGGAGGCGGGTAACAGCATACTGGCGGATACGGCTCTTAGTCGAGACAGAGAACCTGACCATCGACGTGAGAAATATATGAAGGAGATGCGTCTGGACACCAGCTTCTACAACGCTTTCCGCAACACAGTCCGTATATTACTAAACAAACACGAGTATGCGGGAAAGAGAGGCGAGATAGAGGCACTGATCGCATCGCGGAAGTCCTACCTCACTAAGCTGCAAACCATCGCCGGTGCGCTGAAGGAACTCTGTTCTGGGAGCGTAGTTTTCGCGAACTTTGAAACTGGGGCGATGAGTGCGGTTCGAGAGGCGCACGCGTGTGTAGGCAAGTCGGAGGCCCAATGCACTTCATCGCCATTCTGCGTGTCAACCGGAGAAACGTGCCAACTAGCCATTCCGAAACGGGGCAGCATTAGCGACGTTGACAATGAAGTCGTATACTTCGAAAAGATGGCGGACGAACTCATACGCTACACGCGCGTCAGGTCGTTCATTTTCCAACCGAAGGCGTATTTGGCATTCGGAACAGTAGGATACAATCTCGGAAAGGATGAGGTCATTTTGTTGCAGTCCCTCCTCAATCAAGAATACTTCGAAGACATGGTTGTCGCAAAACAGTCTCAATACGTGACCTCGACGGCGGCAGATAATGCGGAGCCGCTCGAAAGCGTCCCATATGACAATCTCTTCACGATCAAGGGGACCGCTGCAGCGGACGACGTAACGTGCAACCACACCAAAAAGTCCCAGCTCTCCCGCAAGTGGAAGGGCCAGTTTCCCGCAGATTCCATCGAGCTCGTGTTCGACACCGAGCCGCCGACTTGCACATTTGACACAATGGTCACAGCGGTGCGCGATCACACTAGAGACGAAGCAGTGACCCCCGCGTCGCTAAAAGAACTATTAGCGAACGAGTATGCCAAAATCGCGACCTCTAACCTGACAGAGCTGGCCAGACTGTTCGTTGCGGGTGGTAAGAAGAGGTTCGCGAGCCTTCTCAAGACCTCCCGTGCAGAGGTGGGGGACGTGGTGATGAGCGACCAGTACTATCTCTCCAATATTGACGTGGTTGTGATATCGCAGCACTACAAGGTCCCCCTGGTAATATTCTCGTCGACAGTGGTAGCGGAGAACAAGCAACCGCTGCTAATCACATATAGTGACGACAGCGATAACCACTACTTTCTGAAAACGCCCGGTGTACAAGTGGATGCTCCTCTGAAGTACAAATTGGTGGTAGGAACACGGGGTGCGAAAATACGCACAAGTCAGCTAAGTGGCCAACTCAGAAAGTACATGGAAGAAAAAAGTGGGTACACCAGCATGGATAAGCTATTGTCTATGTACACCCAGAGGCCGCGGGGGAAAACGCTAAGAATAGTCGGCACTCTCGGCGAGGTGGCGCCGCCTCCGGCAAAGAAAACGGGGAGACGCATTGTTCTTAAGTGAGAGCGGTGTCCGTACTGTGGCGCGGTCTGACACGCGGTCTGACGCGCGGTCTACGACGTCTGTGGCGCGGCGTAGATTGGGATGGAGTGCTCTCACGCGTGTTGATCATGACATGGCACCGCACGTCGACCCAACACCACACATGAACATCGACGTTGGGGGCGCGTGAGGTGACGACGGGTAGATAAGGCGAATCCGCTTGCGCGAGCGCATCCGCAGCGGTTTCGCTACAAGCGGCTATTTTCCTGCCCCACCTGGGATAAAGGCGCACAAACCGGCGAAGCATGCCTTTGACCTGGCGTTTGTGCTCACCGCGGTTTCTCCCCCCAGTAAGATATTTCAAGTACACGTGCAAGTGTTTATCCAAGTCGTTAACAATGCAATGGACGGGGAAGCCCGGATGCACTCGGAGCGACGCCATCACGGTCGAGAACTCGGCGAACATATCTTTAATGTACTCGTGTTTCTCGCACTGAGCACCATGAGATATGAAGTCGTCTACGACAAGCGCAGCTACGTAATGTTCGTGATCGCGAAGAAGACGATCGCAGTCAAACCCACTAGAAAAGAAAAGCTGGAGCAACGTTGGCATGTTGAACGTGGAGTGTTGGACCGCGTTATATATAATGTACATCGACGCTCGCGAAAAGGCCAGGTTAGTGTACGGATTGCGCGGGTCCATGGGCTGAGGGAACAGGCTCGATGAATGTAAGAGCGACTTGTTGATGAGTGTTATAATGTCAGATATTCGATATACGTACGTAGCATTATTCTCCCAGAGCCTCACGATGAGATGGGGTGGAGCCCCGCCCAGATGGTTGAGTGCCATATCAACGGCGCACCCCCTTTTTTCCCCGTTTCGAAGTCGCCAACCGTGACGGAACCGGTGCAATGAGAAAAAGTGACGCTGTGCGCGGGCGAACGTGTCAAACAATTGCTGTTTGACGTCGGGCTCGACGAACCTAGCTTCCAGTACGTGTGACACAAGTAGGCGCAGTTTAGACGCGGGTGAACAATCGCTCCACGAGATCACATCAACGAGCACGCGTCCCAATGTCCGCCCGACTTCTGAGTTGTTCACACATGTATCGAGTAATCTGCGAAGAATAAGCGCAAACGTGGCCATATATCAAAATCATGACCACGTTTAATTCATGTTGTGCCCACTATCAATTAGAACCCAGGGTCGTAGTCTTCGTCATCATGTCCGAAGTCTGCGGACTTGATCTCCATAACATTGGTAGGCACTGCTATCTGAGCCACGCTGCACGCATCAGCCGGGTTCTCAATATTCCCGAAGGCGCTCTCTATCTCCGCGTCTTCATCATGGCCGACCCAATCCTCCGCCGGCACTGCCTCTGCAAGTCCGTCGATGTCAGCGAGTATTTGGAAACTATTCGTACCGAAGAGACCCTCTTGACCACACATAACGTTTGCAGACACACCTCGCATGATGTCCAGTTCGCCATGTCTTGCGGCCTTCAAGAACATCTCAGGCGTCTCCTCGAACGATGCCTTAGCCACCGGACCGATGTTGTCATTGTTGATCCCATGTCGGAAGATGGACACCATCTTGCTGTTGCAAGTCATACGATCGCATAAGACACTAAGATGATGATAGTTGATGTAGGTCCCGTCGAACTCCACCGCCTCGGTGATCTCGTTGTATATTGCCTGTCGAGCCGCTTCGATCCCAAGCACCCGGTAAACCTCTTGGATGTCATTCGTGAATGTCTTCTTGGCGTCGATATAGTCGACTCCTAGCAGTCCGAGCAGGTTTGTGCCGACGGTGTCTAGTACCCACGTCTCCTGTCGCGCGAACGCCCCATCTTCCTCTCGCAGTGTATCCATGACCTTTCTGAGTGTCACTTTGTTGATGCCCTTTACACCCCGGAGAACGATGCCGTCAAGCAGCTGATCTTGAAACCCTTTCAATAGATACACCTCGTCAGCCTGATCAAGTGGGTTAAGCTTCGCCGCCGTCTTTTTCTTGTTGTGGATTGCTTGACTAAGTCGGACGCGCATGACCAGCGAGTCCGCGTTGTAATCCGAGTACACGCAATGTACCTCATCACGGTATGCGTTCTTGATGGCGAAGTACAGATCATCCATCGCGATGTCAGCGTCGAGCATTAGCTCCGCATTCAGAGCAATTCGTATCACCCACTTCGATTGTTCTGCCTGATCATCCTTCTCTCCCGAGCACTCGTCGACAAGTGATTCAAACGATTGGTACTGCTCCATGAGAGGGGCGTCCTCCGACATGAGTGTGTTCATGTCGTCGGGATCGAAACAGATCGAGACGTTATCAACGATTTCCCGAAGCTTGGTGTGTTCTAGACGGTGCATGACTGACTGCGCCTTCTCCTTATTCGCCTCCTCTTGCGGAAGTAGCGCGACAGTACATGACGGGTTCTTAGGGTTCTCGGATAAAGACAGGATCTCCTCAATCCTAGGCACGCCACGCGTTACGTTTGACTTCGAAGCCACGCCAGCAAAATGGAACGTGTTAAGCGTCATCTGGGTCGTCGGCTCACCGATGCTCTGTGCGGCGATCATGCCCACCATCTCACCGGGTGCCACCATAGCTTGCTTGTAGCTGAGGACAATCGCCTCGAGTAGTATGATCAGCGCCGACTTATTAAAACGCTTAACCAGTAGCAATTGGGAGGGTGAGAGATGGAACTGGTACAGAAGTTCGAAGAGCGGCGTCGGCTTGCGCATCCCCAGATTTTCCAGCTTTTGGTATGTCCGGTCCACCATCGCCAGTGCCTCTAATGGGGTTATGTCTACCATGGAGGTCGAAGTGATGCGCTGTTCACCCTGGACGTTTGATATGGCGTGGGTGAACGCCACGGGTGTGTGGACGATCGCGTTATCGCGTCCCCTGAACACGTGTTCGATTACCTCTCCGCGCAGTCTAATAGCTTTCTCGATCATTGCGAGCGACCGTTTCTTAAGTTCATTCGCTTGGCGCCGCATACGTTTCAGTGCGTCGGCATTGAACGCGAGTTTCACGTGGTTGTCGCCCGCACCGCTACTGCCAACATAGAAGTGCGAGTAAATCTCGTCCAAGGACATACTCACAAGCGACAGTCGTTGGCCCTCTACCCGAACGGGATCAACGTTGTCGTCGCCGTATGAGTATTGAATGATTTTCCCCTTTCCATTCCGGACCGTGCAGTCGTACTCGACCTTGAGGTCTTCCAGACCCTTCACTAATCGACGTTGAATGTAGCCGGTCGTACTTGTTTTAACGGCAGTGTCAATAAGACCGACACGACCACCCATGGCGTGGAAGAACATCTCAGTAGGCGTGAGGCCGCTGATGAACGAACTCTCGACAAAGCCGCGGGCGCCAGGCGAGTCGTCGAACCTGGTGAAGTGCGGCAGAGTGCGGTTCTCGAAGCCATACGGGATGCGCTTGCCATCCACGTTCTGTTGGCCAAGACAAGATATCATCTGAGAGATATTGAGTTCACTGCCCTTAGAGCCAGCATTAACCATGATCACAAAGCGGTTAGTCTTACTCAAGCTCTGTCTCCCGATCTTGCCTGCTTGATTGGATGCTTTGTTCAGCACGTTGTTCACCCGCGTCTCAAACTCGGCCTCGTTTGTCTTGCCAGTCTTGTTCTCGAAAATCCCCAGATGAGTCTCATCAATCAATCCACCGACTTCCTTCTTTTTCTCAGAGATGACCTCCGTGATTGCTCGGTCGGTTTCCTCGTTGGCGATGAGATCGCTGATGCCCACAGAGTAGGCCGCCGTTTTCATGTACTCCGTAACAATGTCCTGCAAGTTATCAATGAACCGAGCGGACTGTTTGTTTCCAAAATCGTTACAGATGCGGTGGATGAGCCCACGCCCGCTGTCTCCCAAAGAACCCTTTTCCATTTGGCCGCGCAGATAAACACCATCCCTGACCTCCACGACGTGGTTTGACTTCCGACTATCCTCATCCTCGCCAAAGAGTTTCGTCTTATACGTCAGACTTAGTGGTGGTAGGATTTGCGACAGCACTTGAAAGTTGCTGATCTCCTCGCCTTGGAGCTTAGTGGCATCAACACGGTCGAAGGCCATAAGCAGGTTCATCGCCTGCCGGGGAGAGAACACTACGTCAGGCCGCGTCAGACGAAACGCCCCCAGAAGTGAGTCTTGGAAGATACCAACAATGGGCTTGTTATTGGCGGGACTGACAATCTGATATGGGACGGCGGCCAATCGGCGGAGTTCCTCTTCAGCCTCGAGGCTCTGGGGCATGTGCAGGTTCATCTCATCGCCGTCGAAGTCCGCATTGTACGGCTTGGTGTCCCCCACATTCATGCGAAATGTATCGCCAACCGGCATGATTTTGGCAATGTGGCACATCATAGACATCCTATGTAGCGTGGGCTGCCGATTGAATAGCACTGCGTCACCGTCCATCATGTGTCGATGCACAGCGTCTCCAAGTTCCAGTACGATGGACGCTCTGTCTACGTATCTCAGTGAGATGTTGTCTCCGCTGCGTTTTTCAAGTATTTTGGCACCCGGGTGGACGTCCGGACCATTCTGCACGAGCTTCGTAAGGAACGCTTTGTTTGACTTGGTGACCTTGACTGGCTTGGTGATGTTTTTCGCCACCTTCAACGGTACTCCAAGCATTTCGATTGACAGGTTGGGATCAGGTGTGATGACCGATCGAGCGCTAAAGTCTACGCGCTTGCCCATGAGGTTGCCTCTCAAACGACCTGACTTCCCATTGATGCGCTCCTTCAACGCCTTGAGGGGTCGGCCGGATCGCTGGGCCACAGCGGCAACCCCCGGTATCTTGTTATCAATCTCGGTAGCAACGTAGTATTGAAGCATGGTCGTCCAGTCGTCAATCACGGCTGCCGAAGCGTTCTGCTTGATTTTGTCCCGCAACGTGGTGTTGGCTCGAATGATATTGACGATAATATGACTGATATCATCCTCACTGCGTTGTTGCGCGTCGTGCTTCACGGACGGACGGACAGCCGGAGGCGGCACCGCGAGCACTTGACAAACCATCCAGTCCGGGCGTGACCAGACGGGGCTGAACCCCATGAAAGTGACATCTTCGTCCGACACACGACGAAGGATTTTCACGGCAATCTCGGGTATGACCTTGATCGACAATGCCTCGGGATCGTCAATAGGCACCCCCTCGATACTGTCCCACTCCGCATATAACGTTGCGAGACCATCTTTGCGTATTTTCGTTGGCTGCTTGCACCCACAACCATCGTCCGTGTCATCGCCACACTTCTTTGCCTTACTGGCTAAGGCGAACACCTGCGCCCAGCGTTCGTCCGGCTTGAGCGCCAGTAGATGCTGGTGCTTATGCTTGGATATCAGTAACTTGCTACACTTAAAGCAAACGCTTCGAAGGCATTTGATTACGGTGGAGAGATATTGAATATAGAAGACTGGCCGCGCGAGCTCGATATGTCCGAAGTACCCTGGCGTCTGCATATAGTCCAACCCATCCGTAGGGCAGATAGTCCCAGGATCGCTGACGCCCATGCGCGGATCGAACAGGCCTCCAACGACAGCTTTACCGTTTACAAAGGTATCGCGGCTCGTGATGGCTGCCACGCTGCCCCTACGAATCTCATCGGGAGACAACACACTGAATTGTATTCCAATAATCCTAGATGGATTGGTCTTGGGAATGGTCCCGGTATCTGTCCTCCCCATAGTGTTTTATATAAAGACAGATGATATTTAGATCATTTTCAATTTTCCACTAGATATGATTATTGACAAGTGGTATAGAAACGGTTGCAACTAGATCAGCATGCCGCGTGACAAAGGAAAGTCTGCTAAAGGTGGGAGAGGTGGTGACCACGATGATAGTAGTGATACGGAGAGTGAAGACTTTGATGTGCAGAGCTATCGAAAACTGTTATCGAAGATATTCCCTTCGCAGCACCTATCGCATCGTATTAAGGAGTTAGATAGTCACGATACTGCGAAAACGAAGAAGAGCGGTGGGAAAGGGTCATCGCCCAAAAAGTCGACGCCGGTTCGACGCGGGGGGAAGAAGACCAAAAAGAAGGCGGCCCCGTCATCTAGCGAGGAAGACAGTGGTTCAGAAACAAGTTTCGAGTCCGACAGTGAGGGGGGCGCCATCAACCAAATACTGGATGGGAAGAAGGACCACAAATATAACATCATTTTTACGATGGGGGGTCCGCTTTCGATCAACCAGGCTATCTTGGGAGATAGCGAAGATGAGGAATGGGATACCGACGAGTGCTCTGATGACTCATGTGGCACTTCGTCCTCGTCCGATGAGGATAGCGACGCCACGTACGACCCTGGCGACATGGAGACTAGCTCGGCTTCAGGCGGTGAAGACCGGAGGGGTAAAAGACGTTCGAGACGAACGCGGAGGTCATCTGCGAAAAAGAGCGCACACTCATCTTCTGAGGACGGGGAAGACGATGATGGCTGTGATGTGGACGACAGTGGGGATCTGGAGCTAGTTACGAAGTACAAGACGATGGTAAGCGATATGGCTCAGAAGAACAAGAAAAGTAAACTCCTCAAGTCACTTGTGAGGGACGCAACCGACCGTGAGAAGAAGATGAGCAAGGGCATAAAGAAAAAGGAGAGTAAACAGAGGCTCAAGAACACGAAGCAGTTCCGGACACTATCCCGAGATAAGGATCCCATGAACGATCTGAGATACTTCCGCGACGAGCTCCCGATACAACAGCAGAAGAAGCTTATAAAGGAGATCGAGGAAGTGAAGGAGCTCATGAAGATCGAAAAGCCTTACCGTCTGAAGCTGTTGGAATCTGATATCCCCCAGATGTTCAAGGCGTGCGCGCTGAAGAAGGTGAACAGTCTGCGATACATGGCTCCTGGAGAGGGTGAATACTACAAGTTGAAAGCCTGGGTCGACGCGTTCATGCGCATCCCATTCGGCAATCACAGTAGTCTGCCGATTACACTTGGCGACGGTGTAGATAAGTGCCATACTTTCATGGAGGGTGCTCAGCGTGAACTAGACACGGCCGTACATGGTCTCAATGACGCTAAGATGCAGATTATGCAGATGGTGGGACAATGGATCGTTAACCCTGGAGCCGTGGGCACGGCTATCGCTATCAAGGGACCGATGGGTACGGGCAAGACGACGCTGGTGAAGGAGGGTATTAGTAAGATACTGGGGCGCGAGTTTGCGTTTATCGCGCTTGGTGGCGCCACGGACAGCAGCTTCCTCGAAGGACATTCTTACACATACGAAGGGAGCACGTGGGGGAAGATCGTCGACATCTTGATCCAGCACCGCACGATGAACCCTGTGATTTACTTCGATGAGCTGGATAAGATTAGCGACACTCCAAAGGGTCAGGAGATCGAGGGCATCTTGACGCACTTGACTGACACTGCGCAGAACGACAAGTACCACGATAAGTACTTTTCTGAGATCGACTTTGATTTGAGCAAGTGTTTGTTCATATTTAGTTATAATGATGAGCACAAGATCAGTCCCATTTTGAGAGACAGGATGTATCGCATCACGACAAAGGGCTACAAGAAGGGAGAAAAGATTGAGATCGCGAACAACTATCTCTTGCCTAAAATCCGAGAGCAATGCAGTTTCGGGGTGGGAGACATTACCATTCCGAATGAGACACTGGACTACATCATTGACTCGTACACGTGTGCAGAGGAGGGGGTCAGGAACTTGAAACGCTGTCTTGAGGTCATACATACGAAGTTGAACCTCTTTCGATTGATGAAGGAAGGAACGAACCTGTTCGAGGGCCAAATCGCTCTTAAAGTGACATTCCCTTTTACCGTTTCGAGAGAAATATGTGACAAGCTGATCAAGCGGGAAACCGACGCGGGCCCGCCCGAGGGAATGTACATCTAGGTTAGCATGCGTTAGCATGCGTTAGCATACGTTAGCATGCGTTAGCATGCGTTAGCATACGTTAGCATACGTTAGCATGCGTTAGCATACGTAAGTATTCGATAACGAAATATTTACGTACCGTGGGGTGATGGCGATCTAGAACACAGAGCCGCCGCTTAGGCTCCGATTGCCTGCGCGCGAATTGAGATACTGCATTTGTTCGGGAGAGATGCAAGGGCAGCCGCTCGATCCCGAGTAGTTGGTTGTGGTGCAGCACGATGGCTTGAACTCGTTATCGTAGAAGAAGTCCATCTGGCCATCGGGAAGAGGCACACTGCCTCCCTTGTTGCCTGCGAGGCCTGCGTACAGGTTGCCGGCTTTGTAGCCCATCTGCTCTTGGTACTCCTTCGACTTTTGGATCCATCCATCCTTGGAGTCGTCGCGCACGCCCGATAGCGGAGCAGCGCTCATGAGCGCAAACCCTTCTTTGATACCCACCTTGGAGCAAGAACACAGCAACATGCCCCCGATCAGATAACCCAGCAGTACACATGCAATTACAACCTCGAGTCTCAGCTTGATACCGAAAAGTTCAAACTCCATTTATAGTAATATCATAGATAATTTTTGCACGCACCGGTTATGGCAAGCGAGACGGTCTCCGCATACTCGTCCAGTCTACTGTCGTAATCACTAAATGTCACGCCATGCAGGGGCACCCTGTGGGTGTCGGTGATTAGATGGAATAGCCGCACACATTCGGCCGGTTCGGATTGGAGCTCTCCCGAATGCACCACACCGAGGTCGTTATCGTAGAGGCGGAAGTTCGGTCCACCTACGAACTCTGTGTCCCCCATGAAATAACGATTAATGCCCTGGACATCCTCTCCGTCTGCCACCACAACACCTTGAACCAAGTGCCCTCCTTCGAGACGGTCCCCTGGACGGATTTCCTTAAGTGGAACCCGTGCCCCGTCAAACTTGCAGACGATTGAGTCCCCGTCAAAACCAGACTCGAGATGGGAGTGCACGCAGGAGTCATCCCACTCCTTTCCAGTCACTAAGTGTCCACAAGAGCCACTAATGCAGCCGCTCTCGACGGCGGTCAGGTCGTCCCAATCACAGAATAGGAAGTCGCCTATACGTAGAACCTTGTTGCTTGTTGTGAGACAATAAAGATATTCATCGGTTCTCCCGGTCATCATTAATGACTGGGGATGGTCTTCGACAGAAATCCACCCATTGCATTCGTCAAACACTAAGTGCGTTCCACTGACAACGACATCACCCAAGCTATAGAGTACTTCATCGCCACGGCACAGCTTCATGACGGAACAAACCTTCTGGCCGTCACTGAGCACCCGGCCCGGTGTAAGACCTGAGATGGGTATCGTGCCGCCACCACACAAAGAGACCCGAGTGTCGGCTGAGAAGCAGCTGGGTGTAGCCGGGATACCCCCATTGGGTCGCGTAGCCAATATCTGTGCCATGAACACCGCCACAATGGCGAGCGGGATCGCGATGGCGATGAAGATCGTCGTCATCATTGCGGCGACTGGCCATGTGAAAGGAATGATCCACATGATGACGATCGTGACGGCTAGTGAAATTAATATGATTATTACGAGCTGTAGTATGCTGCCAATCAGAGACTTCAGTGTCATGTAGCTCCCCATTAGGGTGTAAATCCCTGTCGTCGCTACCCCACTAGACTTCGCCATCGTGTCCTTAGCGATGGCCATGATGCGCAAGAGCGGTGACATCGTGTTTAGCGTTCTATCCATAACCTGGCCCGACATCCCGATAGTCGATTGGCGGATGCGGCTAAAAATGCCGCGCATCGCGTTCATAGCACCTTCAATTTGAGAGAATACACCTGTGACAGCACTGGATACGTAATGGATTGGTGCGAGGGCGTTGTTAGCTACGCTTCTCAGCACGGTGTTCGTACAGCCGGCGAAGTTCTCCGCTGTAAAGTCGATTGCATCCATGCCAGACCTGCCCTGTATAAGGCCTGCAAACGGAATATACTCCGGGTTGCATCGCTCTTGCATCCAGTTTGCCTTCACAGGCGCTATTTTCGTCAAGAGCATGAAATACGATATGCCTATCAAGAAGGTCATAACGATCAAGACAGTCAGTATCAACGAGGACCCATAGCGTTCTAAGAATCCAGACTTATTGTACAAACGGCCAACCGTTGCTTGAATATCATCCATCCTATATAATCGACGGATAATATTCCCGATTTACTACCCATGTATCAGGTGCTTACAGTAGATCCTTCGAAGGAGACCCGTTGTCGTCCTCCCAGTCGTGGAATACGTGGGACCCGATGGGAATGGTGTGATCACTTGTTATAAAGCAGACAAACCACTTTGTTGTTTCTTGTGTCTCTACGGCGTCGGGGTGTTGACTGACTGGGCAGAACTCATCCGTATGTGGATGCTTCACGAGGTGGCACCCGGTGACATAGACGTTCTCGCCCCGTTCGCCACCGGGCAAGGCATAGAAACCGTGAATTGGTTTATTATCGTCGTCGAAGTTCTTAATCCTCATAGTGGCACAGACGGTGGCGCCGTTCTTCAGTTTATCTCCGATCTCAATATCGCGCATCCGCATAACATCTCCTGATTGCAAAGCAACCTTTGTGTGAGGATGGAAGCATAGTGCTCTGACCAACTGACCAGGAGGTCCCCTCCACATCGACTGGGTGGTCATCACGCTCCCGGAGAACGTGTACAAAAGAGTGGCCATGACGCCACTGATCTTGTCGAATGTATCCTTAATCGTAATGATGGTCTTTTGCATCTGGATGAGTAGATTGAGAAACACTCCAAATATGCTGCCTATTATTCCTGTAATTTCGCTGCGCAGGTTGGAGATGAATGATCGAGCGGCACTGATCGACCTCCCGAGGTCCCCACCCAGAGTGGCCATGGCGTTGAGATTGTATTCAATTGGCTGCAGGATGTGACCCATGTAATTCGCTTGCATGTTCTGAATGCAGTATACGAAGTTGGTCTTTGGGTCTTGCCCGAAGAAGGACGCGAATGGCATGATCATGGGGTTGCAACGGTATATCGGCCAGTCCTTCTTTATCTTTGCTATCCCGACCGCTAGAACATTCACTGCATAAAGTACAACGAATACTAATACCACTAGAATAGCTTTCGTGATATCGGAGGTTCTCATTACTAGTAACCTCCGATAATATTCCAGAGCACGGCGCGTTATCTCCGCGCCCTTGTGAGGATACTCCTACCGGTTCTGGTTGTGGCTTCCCACCGCGCATCACGCGCCCTCAGGGCAGCGGCATAATCACGTGTCTTTGTTAGACCAAGCCTCTCCGCAGACCGAAGGGCTCTGTTAGTATCCCGGATGGTATTCCGCCGAGCGCTCCGTAATGCCACCAGGGTCCTACGGCGGACCCCGAGGTATCTGCGCAGTGATCTGACTCTTCTCGACGACGCCCTTTTCCCCGAGGTGGCAACGCGTCTTGTCCCTCTAGCGCGCGACGACCTTCGGCTGCGGCGGGTGCTCACACGCCGAGTGCTCCGAGCTTTCCTGCCCCCCTTCATGGCCGGGAAGTTGCTGGCCGGCACCGGCGCGCAAGACCCGGTGGCACAATCATCTCCGGGCACGTTGCCCGCATTTATTAGAAGTGCGCTATTGGCCGCGACCGAAGCACTTGTGCTCGATTGTGGTGTCAGTGGGGGGCCGATTGGTTCAAAAGAAGGGACGGTGACCCTCTGAAGGCTATTTGTCCCAGTGGAAACCGCTCCCGAGCTCGCTGCGACACCGTCGCTCCCTCCGCGTAGCGCGCCCCTATGTCCGCGCGCCTTTCTTTGCCGTCTCCTCTTGACTCCCCCGCCACCCAGTCCCTTTACTTGCTGTGCTTGGAGCGCGTCTTGCGCATTCATAGCCGCCAGTGCAGCACCCCCTGGGCCTGTTGCAGTTATCCCAGCGGGAAGGCCGTAAGACCGAAAAGGGACAACAGCGGCCGTGGCGTTAAAAGGCGCGGGCGCCGCCGCATCAGTTGTGGGCATTACTATATGATTAGAAAAAAAGCAATAAAGGTGACACGACCTGGGAAGTAAATGGACCCTTCGCAAAGGCTACAGCTCCAGAAAATGGTCGACGCCAGCGAGGCGGAAGACAACACCGAGAAGATCAGAGAGGTAAAGCACAGTTCGCTGATAGAGGCCGACGTGCGCACAATGGAAGCGCTTAAAAGATCACACGGAAGACTTGCCGTGACGGATCCCGATCAGTTTGACGCGTTATGTTCTTCACGATGTAGCTTCCTCTTCAGCAACTACACCGACTTGTACAACCGTCTGAGGAAAAACGAGCTCAATTTGGATATCCTCGGACATTTTCTGGTTGTGCTGCGCAAAGTCGAGGCCGGGGAGGTGGACCAGCACGAGGCCTCCGTCCAGATAGGTACAATACTCAAAGAGTTGTACATCGATAGCGCGCTGAAAAAGAGCGAACACCTGGATGAGAAAAACGCCGAGGAGGGGAAGGAAGAGAAGAACACGGGGCGAAAACTCACGTGGAAAGAATACGCGGCGATTTATTTGACGAAGTAGTTGCCAAGCATGCTTCGATACATGCCATCCAATGCCGGTGGTATGTATTAACAAAATAATTGAATGCACTTAATCCAGTAACATACATGCAGATCAAATGACAACTCGGTCGCTCGTGATTGTAGAATCGCCCGCCAAGTGTGCAAAAATAGAGAGCTACCTTGGCCCGGGTTACCGGTGCGCGGCCAGTTTCGGCCACATCAGAGAGCTAGAGGGACTGCGTTCTATTAATACCGGCGATAGTTATAAGTTGTCGTTTGACGTCAGCGCTGGGAAAAGAAAGCAAATCAGCATACTGAAGCGGCTTGCTAAAGAATGCGGCGAAGTCGTCATAGCCACGGACGACGATCGCGAAGGTGAGGCGATTGGCTGGCACCTCTGTGTCGTGTTGGGCCTCCCTGTACAAACCACCAAGCGCATTATCTTCAATGAGATCACCCCCACGGCGTTGAAGAACGCGATCGCGCGGCCCACAATCCTAAACATGGACCTGGTCATGGCTCAGCAAGCCAGGCAGGCGGTAGATATGCTTGTGGGATATATGATCTCACCGGTGCTATGGGCAAAGGTGGCTCGCAAGAGTAAGACGGGTCTTTCGGCTGGTCGATGTCAAACGCCGGCGTTAAGACTGGTATATGACAATCAAAAAGAGGTAGAGAACAACCCTGGTGAACTGGCGTACAATACTATTGGCTATTTCACGGCCCACAACCTCCCATTTGCACTCGAGAGAACATTCACGGAGGGAGAAGAGGTGGAGGCATTTCTTGAAGAAACCGTGAATTGGGACCACGTGTTTGACAATGGACCAATCAGAAAAGTCAGAAAGTCTCCACCTCTACCGTTTACCACAAGTGCGCTCCAGCAGATGGCGAGCAATGAGTGCAGATACCCACCCAAAGAGACAATGCGATTATGTCAAACGTTGTACGAAGGTGGCTACATCACGTACATGCGGACAGATAGTCGGAGCTACAGCAAGGAGTTTCTGGATGACGCCAGTGCACACATACGCAGCAAGTTTGGTGAAAGGTACGACAATACCGCTGCGGTCGGAACAAAGGGTGCCGACGCTTCTCCTAAAAAGGGTAAGAGCAAGGGAAAGAAGAAGCAAACCGAGGAAAAGGGAGCACTAGCGCAGGAGGCCCATGAGGCTATCCGCCCGACCAACGTCAAACTGAGTAAGCTACCCGATAGCGTTGGGGGGAAGGAAGCGAGGATGTATCGGTTGATATGGCGGAACACCCTAGAGAGTTGTATGACGGATGCCGAGCTTGACGCTGTTACGTGTAAGATCAGCGCACCACAGGATGCGTTTTACAAGTACATCAGTGATAAGATTACCTTCCCTGGGTGGTTGGCGGTGGACGGCAGGGAGGCGGGCACGGACACGGCTGTGTACAACTACATGACAGCAATGAAAAAGAAAAGCGGGGTTACGTACAGCAAGGTCACGGCGAAGAATAGTTTGAAGAACCAGAAGTCACATTTGACAGAGGCGCGGCTGGTGCAAATGCTCGAAGAAAAGGGCATAGGCAGACCGTCTACGTTCTCATCTCTGATAGACAAGATCCAGAAGCGGGGTTACGTGAAGATTGCGGATGTGCCCGGGAGAAAGGTGAAGTGTGTCGATTATACGCTCGTCGATGACGAGATGGCTCTGGAAGAAACCACAAAAGAAATGGGTAATCAGCGAAACAAGTTAGTGATGCAGCAGCTTGGCAAGATCGTGCTGGAGGTACTTGTATCGGACTTTAACGACCTGTTTGACTACAACTACACAAAGGGGATGGAAACACAGCTTGACGCGGTTGCAAAGGGGAGTAGCAACTACGTTGAGGTGTGTGGCAGTTGTCATGACCAGATTGTCGCCCTGTTGGAAAGCGCTGGAGACACGGGTTCTGGCGCTAGCCGGATACAGATCGACGACGAGCACACGTACATGGTTGGGAAGTACGGTCCCGTCATCCGGAAGGGCGATGGGAAAACGGCGACATTCATCAAAGTCAAGAAGGATATAGATTTGGGTAGGTTGCGGCGAGGGGAGTACAGTATGGACGAGTTGCAGGACACGTCGTCGCAAGGGAGGATGCTGGGGAAGCATGATGGAAAAGAAGTATGGCTGAAGAAGGGGCAATATGGACTGTATTTGCACTGGGGAACGCAGAACAAGACGCTGAAGGGCGTTGACATTGCGGAGGCAGCCATTACGCTAGAGGATGTGACGTCAACCTTGAATGGTGAGGGTGCCGCTATGCTACGAGCGCTAGACAAGAATACTAGCGTTCGGAACGGAAAGTACGGTCATTATGTATTCTACAAGACAGAAACAATGCGCAAACCCAAGTTCGTGCCTATCAAGGGATATGGTGGGGACTATTTGTCCGACCCGGTCGAAACAGTTATAGAGTGGTTGCATGAAACCCAGAGCCTCTAAATGCGGTATACCTCAGGAACAGTAATATTCATGCGCCTTAACTGCTCCGGGTGCAGACCGTAGAACTCAAGTGAGAAGTTGAAGGGGGAGTCTTGAAAGTCAATCAAGCGACCGTCGTGGGTGCGAAACTTGAACTTTAGACGCCTGATGCGTTCGGCGGGGGGGCTGAAATAAGTCCGCGCGGCGAAGTCGTTCGGGGTGACGTAGACCTCGGCGGGTGGCGTCATTATGACGGGTATTTTCGCGAAGGCAGACTTCACGTGTCCACTGATAGGCTTGGGTGCGGGAATGTTCGTCAATGGCCAAGCCTCGGTTCCGGTGTCTGTGTAAGGATATATCTCATCTAGACTATTGTACTTTTCTACTTCCATGTAAATGACTTGGTCACCGAACAGTTTCGCGACGTTAGGCGCGCGGATATGCTGGCCCACGCCCAACAGCTGGTAAGGGGGCGACTTCCAGCCATAATAAACGGCCCCGCTGCCGTCGGCAGTAACAACAGAGGGCGTCTTATCGAAACCTAGGTTGAACCCGGCGCCCCAGTTCGCGTACTGGTAATAGTATACACCACGGGAGCATTGTTTTGGTATGTACGTCTCCTGTTGCCCCGCGGAAATAGAAAACACTTCACTCCCACTGTAAATGAAGTCAAACTGCTGACTGGGAGAATTGTAACCCACCGTGAACATCCCGCTCGCACCTGTTCCGCTGATGGCCTCGTTCATGAGGAACTGCAACATGTTCGCTAAGCATTCTGGCTTGTAAAACCCATCGGGAATGGTAATCGTGAAAGGGGTCCCAGTGACGCCTGAGAGGTCAAACGTTAGCTTGGTGTTTTGGTACTCATTGCTGAAGTTGTAGAATGTAGCGGGGAAGTTGATCATCGACAGTCGCATCGTCTGAACGTTGAGCATGTCTTCAGGTAGCTCCACGGCGAAAGTATTGGAATAAGGCCATTGAGAGATGTCTCGGTCAACGGAATGGACTGAGACAAGTCGACGCGAGAGCACATAATTGTCCTCACTTTTAATTAGCGGATGATGCGTGACGGTGTTAAAGCTCATAATTCCCTGTATATACATAGGCGTGTAAAAAATTATCTAACCAACGTATATTCATATGTCAGTTGGATACACCCAAACTTCGAGCGTTCCGTTTGACATCAATGTTATGACTGGGCTGGCTGCTACTGGCGCTGTAATCAAGCTTTTCTTCGCGCAGCCTACCACGGACACTGGTATTACCGGTCCAGCGTCAGCGGCCATCTGGGGCTACGGAACAATGGCAATGAGCTTGCTTGGAGTAATGGTGGTGACATTCGCTCTGTCATCCAAGGACTCAATGAGGTCGGGAATATGGGAGTTCTTAAAGGGTGTCGCTTCGACTTCGCTCCCTACGATGCTGTTGCTTGGGATATTAATTTGGATCATCTCCATGAACACGGCGTTTTTCAAGCGGATCAACCAGGGTAGAGTGGCACCCGAGTACGCGGGGTTCTCTACCTTGTCAACGGTAATGATTATACTGCAACTATGTGTGCTTCTAAAGTTCCTGAAGGATAAGACAGATGCTACATCTCAAGCGAAGGAGGGGCACAGCATATTGTCGAAAATGTGGTTGGCCATTACCGCGGAAATGAGAACGCTTACATACGTTCTCACCACCGTTAACCTTATAGTTGCCGGGATCATGCAGGTCATATTGGCGTTCTTCTCTACAGACGGGTAGCGTCCGTGACTTTGTACGTGATCCCGTACTCGGTGTCTGTTTCCCAAATGCCTGTTATTTTTAAAACAAAGTCTGGCCCTCCAGAGGCCCAACATGCGTGGGTGGCTGATCGCAGTATCCCGTGTTTCAATTGATCCGTGAGCTTCGTTACACGACGCTTACCACAGTCGATCATATCGAGAATGTTACTCTCGATACGTTCTACGCTCAGGACAGCACGAGAGTTGGATGACACGTCAAAAATGGTGCGTATCTTCTGATAGTGGTGCTCGTCCCGAACGCCCTCGATGTGTAGCTGGAGGTGGATGCCAACCAGTGTAATGTCCGTATCGGAATAGAGTATACGGGTGAAAGTGCTGTCTGGCATCACGGTGTTGGTGACCGGTTCACATAAGAACAAGAGACGAGGATGATACGCTGGTATGGGGATAGCAATGTTCATCTTCAGTTGGACAAATATACCACAAGCGTTTAAGCTATGTTGTGATCATGACTCTGCGGTCGCGTTGTCTAGCATCGGCATGTGACCAAGTAACAACAGTGTCGTAAGCGGTATATCGTCGATTTCTGGTAGGATATTGGCCATCAAGTGCTCGCACTTGTCAATCTCGCTCACTAGCCTCCGTACTTTTTGGAGAAGATATGAGCGCCACATGATGGCTACATTAGGATGAGATGCGCAGGCGGTATCGAGTTCCGCTAGAACATTTGCCAGTTTACTATCAACTTCGCCGACCCGCGTTTCCATTTGTATAGAGAGGATTTATTATTAAAGGCTTACAACAAACTACACCAGCAGATGAGTGTATACAGCGTTCATTTTGGCGATTATCTCTCTAGTCTAGACGACTGCAATTTGCATCCCCGAATGAAGGGAGTGTGGTCGGCACTGCCGAGGAGGTTAGAAGACATGGGTAACATCGTGCTGTATGGCCCCCCGGGCGTGGGAAAGTACACTCAGGCGTTAGGTATAATACGGAAATACAGCCCGACGGATCTCAAGTACGAGCGGAAAATGATCGTGCCGTGCGGCAAAACAAGTTTCGCGGTAAAAGTGAGCGACGTTCACTTCGAGGTAGATATGACCTTATTGGGCTGCAATGCAAAGAGCCTGTGGCACAGCGTGTTTTCCCAGATCATCGATGTGTTGTGTACGAAGCCGAACAAGCAAGGTATCATTCTGTGCAAGTACTTCAGTGAGGTGCATAGTGAGTTATTGGAGTGCTTCTATGGATACATGCAGAAGGACATTTCGTCGCCAGTCAAAGCCCATTTCATCTTTACAACGGAACATATCAGCTTTTTCCCTTCCACGGTGATAGACCGGTGTATGATTATCCCGTTAGCGCGACCGACCCGAGCAGCTTATTCCAAGCTCACTGGGGTCACATCTGCAAAGCCGATCGACATTGATTGCCTCACTAATATTAAATCGCTTGGCACTTCCAGTGACCACGTAGAGACGAGTTTCCGCTGTATACGGGATAGTGTTGTTCGGCACATTAGAGACATTGACGCCCTTAACGTCGCGAAGCTCCGCGACACGTTATACGACATTCTCATCTACAACTTCGGCGTGTACAAGTGTCTGACGAGCGTTGTAGAGAAGCTAGTTGAGGACGGGGACATAGAAACAGAAAAAATTGGAGTGGTTCTGAAGGAGTTGTATCATATTCTCAGATGCTACAACAACAACTACCGCCCGATCTACCATTTAGAACGTTTCTGTTTGTATCTGATAGTTCTTATACATGATTGTGAAGGAGGCATTGGAAGTGATGGGGCTGGCGAGATTGGGGACCCGAAGGGAGCTAAGGAAGCATTACCATGTGAGAGCGTTGCGGTTCCACCCTGACAAATGTACAGCTGGACCGGAGGAGAGGGAGGAGCATGAGAAGAGGTTCAAAGAAGTCGTGGAGGCGTACAATTGTCTCTGGGAGGCCACGTCGAGTGATACCGACGAGACACCCATGGCGTGTTCCACCGATGTGGGCTACATGCACACACTCTCGATGTGCCTTCAGTCTTTCAGCGTGCAGATATCGCATGAGCAAGTGGAGCGCGTTTGTAGTATGATAGAGAGCAAGTGTCATGATATTTCTCTTAAGATTTTCTCCGAGCTTACGTTCGAGACTGCACTGAACTTGTACGGTTTCCTGGCGGAGTACAAGACGTACATAGGGGTATCAAATACTATGTTGAACCGAATCGAAGCAGTGGTACAGGAGAAGATAAAGGACGGCAGTGTGGTTATTTTGCACCCAACACTGCACCACCTGCTAGACAAGCAAGTATACGTTCTAAAGGGGGAAGGTCAGAAACCGTCAACTGTTTGTATTCCTCTTTGGAATCAAGAGGCAACGTGTGAAATAGACGGGCAGCTAACCTTTATCAGATGCGTCCCGTCGCTTCCCGCCCATATGTGGCTCGATGACGGAAACAATCTTCATGTGGCGGCATCGTCATCCGCGAGCGACCTATTGAAAAAAGGGAGCATTGAGCTCCAAGTAGAGGACACCACACATGAGATATCGGCATCCAAGTTGCATGTTGTTGAAAAACAAAACTATGTGTTCGCCGGTCTGGGCATACCGGTAAACGGGGCTGAACCGACTGAACCCGTTCCGATGAGTGACCTCGTTGTCCACGTGACGTTGACGTGACGGCCGTCGTCTGGCACGAGAACCGATGTTTGTTATCGTCCAAAACGGACGATAAAAAACTATATAATTACTCGTACTCCCATTTGTTCGTGTCTAGCCTTTTACGTAGCCGCTACCACGCGGCGCTTCACAACCTTCTTCACCTTCTTCGGCGCCGGCTCAGGCTCGGGTGTCGGCTCGCGCGCCGCCGGCTCCTCTTCTCCCTCCGACGCGCTTGCATCGCTTTCCGAATCAACGACGTCCGCAGTTGCCGCGGCAGCCTCTTCGCGTTCCTCAGCGCGCTCCGCCGACTTTGACATCTTGGCCTTGTCGGTGCTAGACAGTGTAATCTGGCACCTGCCACGAAGTGTTGCACGCGGCTTGACCACCACCTGAAACAGCTTCCATGTGGTGCCGAACTTGCCATTTGCAAACCAGACTCCGCCACTCTGAATGACCGCCGCAACCTCGCTTCCCTTCGTAATGAGATCGAGCGGCGTGCGCTCGCTGCCGTCTGCCGGAAACATGGCATTGCCATCAACATCATACACTTCAGTGCTAAACTGCTCATCCCAGAAGGGAAGCTTCACCCTCAATGCGGGAGACCGAGTGGTGTCGATCTCCCCAGTATCGCGGTCCTTCGGGAAGCGCAACATGGGCGTCCAGAGAGCATCCACAACTTCTGAGCTCATCTTCGGCTTGTTGAACCACTCCTTAGACTTCGTCACCGCGGCTGCCTTCAAATGCGCCTCCAGCGCAGCGAACGCCCCCATGAACTCGCGCTCGTCGTCGGTCATGTAGTCCTCACTGTTGAACTGCAGAGAGAGATCGTACGTCTTGCGGCCCGACTTCTCATCCGTGTACTCGTTCACGCCCCACGTCTTCATCAGTGGCGTGCTAACATAGAGGGCAGAACGCCCCCCTGCGTACTGCAGTCGCGCGTTCTTTCCACCCGCGCTATTAACCTTCACCGGTGCGAAGTCCACCAGGTCACTATCAAACGTTGTACCCTTTACGATCTGAGGTGTCGCGCTGCTCATCTGTGTGTGTATTCGTTATAGTGTCAGTGCCTCTAAATCAATTTTCTGGGAAATGGTGGACTTGTTCGACACGGCTATCAGTTGCCTTTCCGAGGCTGTAGCGCTAAGGAGTGTATTGGGGTAGGTTTAAAGGTTTTATGTGGGGAGTATATAAGATCTATGGATAACGTAATTGTGTCATCGGCCAAGGGGGGTGATGGTCGCGGAGAAAGCATTGGGTTGCGCCGTGCTCAGCGTTTCAAACGAAGAAAAGAGAAGGTCGCGGACAGCGACTTCACAGTTCCGCACATCGGCGAAGAGGGTAGGCTAGATGTGGTGAATTATCGTGTGTCACAACTGCGCCTGATGTGCAAACACTACGAGTTGAAGCGTTCTGGTAACAAGAACGAGTTAACGATGCGGGTTTACAGGTTCCTTAGCGAGTCGCGGCACGCAACGCACGTACAGAAGTTGTGGAAGGGGTATGTCGTTCGTGCATTTCTGCGGAGCAAGGGTGCGATAAGAGGTAGAAGCGTGTTTGGCTGCACTAACGTCGAGGACTTCCTCACGATGGAGCCGATATCGAAGTTACCCGTTGAGCAGCTCTTCGTATTTACAGACGCTGACGGGTTCTCGTGGGGTTTCGACACCCTGTCGCTATACAACCTCGTGCTGAGAGACGGCAATAATAGTTGCAATCCGTACGACCGGAAGCCACTACCTAAGACTGTCGCCAAAAACCTTATTTCTTCTATTAGATATGGAAAGCTCGCGGGGTATACCATCGATGTTAAGTTTGAGACTGAGGACGTGTTGGAGTCTATGTCGCCACAGCGTCGACTAGAAATGAGAACCATTGACTTATGCCAACGAATAGATGCGCTCGGCAACCACACCGACGTAGCGTGGTTCCTTTCCATGAACTCTGCCGACCGTCAGCTACTGTTGCGCGAGCTGTGGGATATATGGCACTACCGGGCATCAATACCGTATGAAGTCAAACGGCGCGTGTGTCCACCTCGCGGAGACCCTTTCGCAAACACGGAGTTAAGCCACCTGGGAGGGTTGGGAGTTCAAACCGTATGGCGCACTACCCTTTCCATACTTGAAAGGTTTGTAAACGCAGGTATAGATAATGACGCCAAGTCACTTGGAGCCATGTATGTGTTGACTGCTGTCACGCTCGTGTCGGCGGAGGCCGCAGATGCCCTGCCTTGGTTGTATCAATCGGCTGCCCATTTCTCATGAACATTAAGGAACTCCGCCTGGTCGGTCGTCACAATATGTTCTAGTGCGTTAAAACGCTTAAAAAAGACTACTATACCAGTGTATACAAGATGCCACGTGCTAAGCCCCAGCAGACTGCCGCCGCTACCGCCGCTACCACCGCTGCCGCTACCACCGCCGGTGCCAAGAAGTCCGCGAAGGCCGCGGCCGTCGTGAAGACCGAGACTGTCGTAGAGACCGTCGCCGAGACCGAGCCCGCGGATACCTGGGCCAATAGTTTCACCGACTTTGCCGGCAAGTTGCAGACGGCATATCAGTCGATTGCCGCGCTGAAGTCCGACTTCAAGGCGCTGGAGCGTGAATGCGCCCGCCGCATGAAGCAGGCGCTGCGCGACGGTGCCAAGCGCAAGCGCAAGGCGGGCAACCGTTCCCCCAGCGGGTTTGTGAAGCCGACGCTCATCAGCAACGAGCTGGCCTCGTTCTTGAAGAAGCCCGCGGGCAGCGAGCTGGCGCGCACCGAGGTGACGCGCGAGATCAATAGCTACATCCGGAGCCATGGTCTGCAGGACAAGGAGAACGGTCGCAAGATCAACCCGGATAAGGCGCTGGCCAAGCTTCTGAAGCTGAAGCCGACCGACGAGCTGACGTACTTTAACCTGCAGCGCTACATGAGCCCGCACTTCCAGAAGGCGGCAGACAAGGCAGCAGCAGCGGCGGCCGCTAAGTAAGCGAGTAGGAGTGTAATGAGATAATGGCGGATTGCAGTTTAAACACACAGACATCTGTGCATTTAAACGGAGAACATGGTTGCGTCGATAGTGGAGTACCTCTGGCTAGATGCATTCAAGGGATTGCGGAGTAAGATCCGGGTCATACCAAAATCGTTTGGCACCGCGGTCCCCGCACTTTCGGACATACCGAAGTGGAACTACGACGGAAGTTCTACTGGTCAGTCTGCCACGTATGAGTCCGAGGTAGTCATCGTACCTCGGTTCGTTTGTCACAATCCTACGATTTCTCGACAGGGTCACTTGTCTCCGTGCAGCGCATACATTGCACTGTGCGACACGTACACGACCGAGGGTAAGCCTACTCCTAGCAATACACGACATGTGGCGGCAGCCGTATTCGAGCATGGGGTGGCCTTCCGGTCTGAGCCGTGGTTTGGCTTCGAACAAGAATATTTTCTAGGCGTGTCGCCGCTCGCCGCATCACCGCCTCGCCGGAGCGACTCGATAACCCTTGGAGCAAGCTACTGCGGCGTAGGTAGCGGAAACGTCTTTGGGAGAGAGGTCGCCGAGGCACATATGCGATATTGCTTACAGGCGGGGTTGCAAGTATCGGGTATAAATGCAGAGGTTGCGCCTGGACAATGGGAGTTTCAGATCGGGCCCGTGACGGGCATTGAGGCGGCCGACCAGTTAATCGTGGCGCGCTACCTACTACAGAAAGTCGCAGAGGCCCACGACACTAGCGTCATCTGGCATCCTAAGCCATGGCCTGGACATAATGGCAGTGGATGTCATACGAACTATTCAACTAGAGACACGCGGGACATGGGTGGGCTCGCCGTAATACTGGAGCATGGTCGTCTCCTCGGGCTAAAGCACGCGGAACACATGGAGATGTATGGCGAGAGCAACAGATTACGCATGACTGGAACTAACGAAACAGCGCGATTTGACACATTCTCCATAGGCATCGGAGATCGCAGTGCCTCAGTGCGAGTGGGGAACGACACAGCCAGAGAGGGTAAAGGATACTATGAAGATCGACGTCCCGCGTCCAACTGTGACCCTTACTTAGTATCTTCGAAGCTAGTTCAGACAACGATCGTTGACCCCGCCACAGCCGAACGTGAACGTGCTTGAGACCATGAAGAAAAGAGAGGATGGTCGTACAAGACCACCCCTCTTACTTGCAATATCCCCTAGCCCGGTGGAGGTGGGAGAAACACGAAGCCTAGTGGCCCAAGCACGCGCTCCATGTTCTCTATAGCGATCGGCCCGTCGCGAAAGGTGTGAGGGCCGATCCCTTTGGGTAGTTCGTAGTTTGCCAATTTAAACATGAGACTTATAACGAGTAATGCGTAGGCGTTGCCACCCGCTCCGAGATGGCCCTCTTTCTCACACCATTCAAAGAAGTCGGCACCTAGTGTGTCTTCCTGCCGGTAAGCTAGGTGGAGTTCCATGGCGCGCGCCACGGGGGTCCTCCCGCACACGCCCTTATTGTAGTCTGTCCCTGCCAACACGCACACATCCCGAAACTGGCTGGACGTCATGTCTAGTGTCTCGATGATGCCGTCAAAGTCGTACATTACTACCGTCCTGGCCAGTAGGCTCAGGTATCGCAACACCCGCTTACATCCGTAAGCGAACATGTCCATGTCTTCGCTCAAACAAGCGTAGACATGCTTCTTATTTACAAGTTGAGCACATAGGACATCTGCCTCACCCTCTGCGTTGACAAAGGCGACGCCCATACTCATACACAGCTCTCTTACGGCGTCGACGTCTGACCTACGTAGGCGCACGGCCGCCTTCTTGGCAGAGTTAAGCTCCGACTGCAAGTCCTCACGATCATCCTGGTCCACACACTCGACCAGCAATGCTTCGATTTCGCCTCGCCGGACGGTCGCCTTTCGCCTCCTCTCTCTGCGCTCATCTAGTACAGCGTTCTTCTCGGCTGGCGCCTTCCCGTCAAAGACAAGCACCGGGGAGACACCGCAATGTCGCAGAACCGACAACAACTGGAACATACCCTCGACAAGGCAGTCGTCCGAAAGGGCCCTATACATATATATGCTGGCATCGATGGCAACGCGCCGCCCTCGCAAAGCAGTCAGTTGTAGTTGAGATATATTGTCGGCACAGTGAGTGCGCAAATGGCGGTTCAACTGGGGGACACCCATTCTCTTCTGTGCGGTTAACGCTCTTCCGAAGGAGAATATCAATTTTAACCAGAAACACATAAGGGAATGTCTCGTAATACAGAAAATGCTCACCCGAGGAACATGCTGGGACGGCATTGACTTTGACGGTGCCAGCAAAGCCTGGATGAAAAACAAAGCTACAGTCCCCGAAGGGCAGGGGGCAATGCAGTACGTGTGTACCGCCCCCGACGCAAATGGAGAGGAGACTTGTGGTAGGCCGGTCCAACTGTTCGAAGAGCTATGTGCGAAGCATAAGCAAGCGATTAAGCCCCGTCTTCGCAGTGCTACCAAACGCGCTTCTATGCATAATCAACACAACCCATCATCATAGAACTCCCGCTCACGCCCCGCGAAGACCGCAAGCACTGCGAAACCTTCTCAACGGTGTCATCAGTCGCCATATCGAGATACATCGCGGTGAACGCCAACATTGTGTGTGTTGACTTCTCGAAGTCAAACAGTCCGGTATTATGCTCGCGACAGAAAGCGAAGAAGCGTGGGAACTCCCCCAGTATGACCGCCGTTGCTACGTAGTACGAGAACACATTGGTGTTTTGTTTGTAGGCCAGTTGCCGGGTCCGAACGCTCGCGGGGTCTCTACTAGACAAGATCGAATATGTAAGGCCCATGTGGGCGAGAACCCTATCACACTGTTCAATCGCATGCAGCCTCTCCAACTGTAGCAACTCTATCGCGGCGTCGATGCTCTGAGCCGTGTCTGCCGCCGAGTCGTACGCCGCGTAGCACACGTTCACCACACGTGCCCAGGTCTCAGCATACATCTCCTGTGCAGCGTAATCGATGGAAAGACGATACAGACTTTTTAGCCCCCTGTCAAACCTACTTTGATCAAGTGTTGCGAAGTCAAGCCCGAGTGCATGGAAGGTCTCATGGACGAAAACCTTAAACCACTCCTCGCGTCTGAAGATAGTTATGGTTCCATGTGGCGCGCAGACGTCCGCATACGCACTATTTACATGGGACGTAGACAAAACCTGGGCGTCACTTGTCGGAGCAGACTTCGGACATGTAAGGTCATAGAAATAAACCTCTAAGTTACCACCACATTTCTTGTCGGAGTGAGGGTAGGCTACACAAAGCCATCTGAGCATTCTCAGCACCACGCTTCGCGCTCTTGCTTCGGACTTTGCGGGGCTTCCGTGATACTTATCAACGGACACAATATTGAAAACCACCGCAACGGTTCTCCCATGGCTTAGTTGCAATTCGCACTCATATTTGACGAGCCAGTTTGACCCTTTTTCTATGGATGAGCGGATTTCGGTAGGCATAAAATACGAAGAATGAAAACTGCCGCTTGCTGGCAGAGGCAGCTTCTTAACCGACGTTATTGCGTAAGACGCTGTCAGCGAGCAATGCTTGCTTCGCCTCAGGGCCATGGCATCTCCGCGCCGTATGTCGTTGATGACGGCACGAAGGACACGTCTAGTAACAGCGTCGCTTTGCTTCGACATGTCAAGTCCGCACTTTCTGACTAGTGGCAGTAGATGGCGTACTTGATACCGTGACAGACGCGACAGTCCCATTGACTACCATATAGGTACAATATTTATTCAGTATAACCGCGTTATATCGATACAGTTGCATCGATACAACAAATCCCCGCTTGCTTGTAACGTTTTCTCTAGCGTTCTTTCATCAGCCACCTGTCGAGACGCTTCGGCTTTCTAGACATCCGCTCAAACAACTTCGCCTCGCCTGTTGCATTCAGCGCCGCGCGCATGGCAGGATCAACAAACTTTGACTTGAGCATCCTTACCCTGTCCACGTCGCGCTCCTCACTGGGGGGACGGCGAACATCGATGTCCACAGCTCGCAACCGCTTGCCCTTATAGAGCCCCGTCTTGCCTACGGCGGCCTCTGCGGCGTCCACGCTTTTTGCGATGGCAGACCCCGAACCAGACACGAACTCGTCCGCAAAAGAAGGGTTGTGCGCGACCAGTCGAGAATACAGATAGTGCTGGCCACTTGGATACTCCGTTTTCTTGCCGTCGACCCCAGTAATAGTTACCGGGTGCATGTGCGCGTCGTGTAACTTGCGCCTCCAGTCCTTTATACTAGACAAAATGGCGTACTTAGACGGATCTACTACGCTTTCGCCCTCTCCTTTACCGGGCAGAGGTCTACCAGGCATCCTTGCGCCAATCGTGAGCTCATCCTGCGTGTCCGATGCCAGCGGATCGTGCGCTTCTGGTAGTGCCGACTGGTGCGCTTCGGACGGGGTGCCGGGTGCCCCCGTAGCACTCGCCTCGTCAGAACGGGGCACGGCCGGACGCTCAGCCGTCCCCTCGTAAAACATGTTCAGCGCGCGTAGAACATCACCATCCGCACGTTTCAAAAGTAGCAGTGCAGCCTCGTCACTTAGCTCATCCTCTGGAACGATCTCTCGTATTTCGTGTAGTCCACTATCCCCTCCCTCATCAGCTTCGTCTTGGACAGCAACCACTGCACCATCGTCGGCGGCCAGCTCCTCCCCAGCACCATCGTCTGCTTCCCCGGCCTCCGCCGCGCGCAACTCTACAAACCCTGGTATAAGCGCAAACGGCCCAGCCAAACGCTCAAGACACTTGTCGACAATCTTCTGCTTTATAGCAAAAGGTATCTGGGGGAAATGCATTGCGCCTAAACTCCTGTACAAGATTAGCTTGTAATGCGATCCGTCGTAGCTCAGCATAACATACCACTCTGGGTTAAAGACACCCGCCTCTTCTAACACTTTGTCCCCGAGCTCCGTGCATTGCAAAACACCGCTCATGTCCCCCTCATCGAACCGCTCTTCGGAAAGGATTATAAGTTTAGTTTTCAACAGGCGCTCCAATGTAGATATCGCCCAAGTGTCACCCCAGAAGGCACACGTCTGTATCTTCGTTCTGAAGCTCTCCAAGGACGAGATGCCATGCATCCACTTGAACTCCGCCAGCATCGCCACTGCCATATCGCGCTCGCCCTTCTCCGCTGCCAGTTCCTCCGCCAGCGCCGCCGCTTTATCCCTCACCTCCTGTACTACGCCAGAGTCTCTACCACGTTTGCGGAGCTCGCGCTTTAAAGCGGCACTTGTCTTACCCAGCTTTGCGACATTCGCCCTAGCCTGCGTCAACATGCCGGAGTACATATCGAACTGCTCCTTGTAGCCCTCATATAGCTCCTGGGTTGCCGCCTCCGCCAGCTTCTCCCGCATCTCTGCAACACTGACATCCTCTCCAACGGACGCCAGACCGTCCCGTATCGCAGCAAATAAGCAATCTCCGCCACCTTCGTTGTCCAAGACTGTATAATTATTGTTCTCCATATAGACCTCAACCCAAGTATCTTCCTCTTGCGGATCGTAGTCCGCGCGCTCATCCTCATCCGTCTTCTTATTCTGCTCGGGCGTGTGCTCATCGACGATGGCACCATCACCATCACCATCATCATCACCATCACCATCGCCGCTATCATCATCGCTACCGGCTGCTTTCGCAGCTTCCAACATAGAACGATCTACGAAGGAATAAAGCAACGGCTCTCCTAGTTTTGCCAGATCGACTTCACCGTCCGCATCGATAAGCGACGGCAACCGCGATGAAACAGTCTCATATACGCCAATCTGACCGTCAAACTCACCGTTCTTAACTAGGTATACTGGGTAGTACACCAGACCATCGTCCAGTTTGTACTCTGCCTGACCTAGCGCAACCTCGACAGTCACACCTTTGAGGGTTACCACGTAGATCGTGGACTGGTATAACTTGTCCTTCTTATTCAAACCCCTAGTCTCATCATAGTTGACCTCCTTCGATATAACCGAACGGACCATATACCATAAGCTGACATAATATTCATATCATTACTACATGCTTACGCATATATGCATCGCTCCTGACCAACTCCAGTGCTCTCCAACACTCTTCGCGGTCAGCCACCTTCGCAACGTTGTCTACGTTCGCCTCGAACATCACTATATCCAATGCTATCTCGGACTTCGAACGACGTCTCTGACCGATCCCGTAGTACCCCGCGATGTGACATAATGCTTTTCTTGTGTGATTCATCTCCATACCCATACAACGAGCCAGCACCTCATCCCCGTCCACTAAAGAAAAAGGGGCGGCCATAGTTGAGAGCATCACGTCTAGCTCGACTTGCACGTCTGACGACGCGACCTCGTTATCCACTTGCGATATCTCATTCACAACACACTCGATAACCATATTCCATACCACACAATACTGCGTCTAAGCCGTCACTCTTAAGATAGCATATCCCTAATATCCATGCACTTGAAGAGCGCCTTATTGCTCAGTCCTGGACAGTCCCTCACCTTCATGGCACACACTGCGCCGACGCGCGATGTAATCTCGTCCCAACAATCGCAATCATCATCAAAGGACGCGCCCCGGTGTTTCAACATCTCGTACAGCACCTCAGTCAGTTCCTCCGACTTGTACGTCTCGCCCTCTGTAGAGATGGAACCAGCGATGCGCGACTGGACGTCCACCAACACTTCCACGACGTCGTCCACTTCATACGCCCCCGCAGTCACAAGTTCCATCAAGAACGCCCCTAGCGCCCGCCGCCGCTCGTTTTCCTCGTTTATCTTGCAAAACAGGTCGTAATCCTCATTCGGATTGCACGTCCTGATGCTGTCGCACAAAGCCATGAAAGCCTCCGTCAGGTGGCTCACCCTACCTGTGAACAGAGACGGCAAGCGGACACACAATCTGCTTACTAGACGAGCATACAACTCTACATAAAACAGTCGCGCCGTTCCCATCGTTATAATCATGTCCACGCCGCGAGCAAGCGTCTCTTCGTCGCACTCTTCTTCGCCGTTTGAGAACTGTACTACGATCTCTGTCAACTGGGTGGTGAAGTTGGCATCGGAGAGCTTGTTAATCGCCTTGCGGATTTGATCGACGAAAACCTCCGGTCCCTCGCGCACCACCTTCGTGGTTGACTCAAAACTACGCATCGCCTCCCAGTCGTCATCTGACAACTGCTTCGGTCGGTTGCCCCGACGCCGCCCGCCCGCGCAGCGAGAAGTCGGAATACCCCCCCCTCCTCCACCTCCACATCCGCCGCCACCACGAGCGCTCTCCCTAGTGAAGACCGGCGTGCGAACATACGTTGGCGCACCTACCAATGCAGCAAGCTCATTTATTAAGTTAACAGCAGACTGTGGCAACGACGCCGGCGGCTCTGTCGACGAGATCGATTGCCACTCCTCCAGTGAATATGTGATGTCGGGACACGTCATAGTTGTCAAGAAGGGATGGAATCACATTTATATCAATTTTGTACATATAGTTGCACAAACGCATTTAAACGCCCAGCGTAATGTAAGCTCATCATGACCGACACAGATAAAACATCGGACGCCACCGAATATATCCCTAGGGAGTTAACCTCTTGGGAAGACATCGACTGCCTCAATACAGATATCCTGCGGGGTATCTATGCCTACGGGTTTGAAACACCGTCCCCCATCCAGAAACGTGGGCTCCCGCCCATGCTAGACGGCAAGGACACGATCGCGCAAGCCCAGTCCGGGACTGGCAAGACCGGTTGCTTCGTCGTGGCTTCTCTGCAATGTATCGAGATCGGTGCAGACAAGACACAAGTGGTCATCTTGTCTCCTACGCGGGAGCTTTCTCGGCAAATCCTCGAGGTGCTTGAGTCCATGGGCAGTAAGATGGATGGGCTGCGCATGCAGTTGCTAGTGGGAGGGACGTCAATCGATGACGACGTTAGTAAGCTCCGTCGCAATCCGCCACACATCGTAGTCGGGTGTCCTGGCCGTGTGCATGATATGTTCCGTCGTTCCGCACTGAATGGACATTCGATCAAGCTGATGATCCTCGACGAGGCCGACGATCTGTTGTCCCATGGTTTCAAGGAGCAGGTGTATAATGTTTTCCAGTACATCAATACTAAAGTGCAGGTAGGACTCTTCAGTGCCACGATGCCCCCGGAGCTCCATTCTCTTGCGGAAAAGTTCATGAGAGACCCCGTGAAAATCCTCGTGAAGGCCGAGATGTTGACGCTCGAGGGTATCGCCCAGTATTATGTGGCGCTCGACGACGACGGTGACAAATACCAGACGCTCAAGGACCTTTTTGCGACGCTGTCGATGTCGCAGTCTATTATTTACTGCAACAGTGTCAGACGCGTGAGCGATCTAAATGACGCGCTCACGCGCGACGGGTTTCCGGTCTGCTGTATTCATTCGAGCATGGACAGGGATGCTCGGACGCAAAGTTACAATGAGTTCAAGTCTGGGAAGCACCGCGTGCTCATTTCAAGCAACGTCACGGCGCGCGGCATCGACATCCAGCAGGTGAGCACGGTGATCAACTTTGATATTCCTAAGGACATCAACACGTACCTCCACCGCATTGGGCGTAGTGGACGTTGGGGGCGGAAAGGTGTCGGTATCAGCTTCATTACCCGCCGCGACACGCGGAAGATGAAAGATATTGAGTCACACTACGACACTCACATATCAGAGCTTCCAGCAGCGTTCGTTAAGGCGTAGGTTCGTCCGAGCCATGGGTCTCTATATAGCATCTCTACACGCGTTGAATGCTATATAGTTTTAACTTAGCGGATCGTATGTCACTTGGAGATACGATCCCCATAGACTTCGTGAAAAAGAAAACAGGTTCCCTCTCGGACGAGCTCATAGACGATTTGGAGCTGCATTCTTATAAAGACTGCTCCGGCAGTGGCTCCCTATGGAACGATTTGTGGGGTTTAGATCATGTGGCCGACCAGGCCATGTCCAGACACATGGCCACACTCTACACATGGGACGTGTCGTTTCTCTCTCAAACCCAATCGTTGCTCAAGAAAAAGGCATTCGAATTGGAGAAAGAAGAGGTCGATAACTCCCGCGAAGCTTACGTCCGATGGCAAGAACTAATGGCAGAGCCGAACTTTCTAGAAAAGTACCAGTATGTCGAGTGGGGCTGGGCACAGCCCATGAACCGTCTACCCCAGGCCATGCAAGCGGCGTCCATGTACCATATGACCTCGCCCATACTGTCTCTTGCGCTTCCGCTGGTTTTACTTGTGGTGCCTTTTTTTCTGCTGAAATATCGCGGCGTAGACATCTCATTCGCCACATATGCATCGTCTCTAAAAGCCGTCGTTAAGCATCATGCGTTTGGCAGGCTTTTTGGGGAGTTTGGAGGAGGGGGTTGGGACAAAAGGGTATATCTTATAATATCCGCTATGTTCTACGTATTCCAGATATATCAGAACGTATGCGCATGCGTGCGGTTTCAGAGAAACATGTTCGCGATACACGAAACGTTAGCTGTCATAAGAAAGCATCTCGCATCGTACACACAGTACATGTCACGCCTTCGTGAAAAAATGGCGGGGCATGGTGCCTACGCAATGTTTGACGAAATGGTTGCCGAAGAAGTGGAGGATGCGCGTCACCTTACCGAGAAGCTGTCTCATATTAAGCCACACTCTCTCCGACCTGGCGCGCTGGGCCAAATTGGAACAGTAATGAGCACGTTCTACAAGCTACGGAAGGACGAAGACGTCAACAGACTCGTAGAGCGATCCTTTTCGTTGTATTCCTACATGAAAACCATGCAGGGCGTCCAGTCGCGACTGGACAAAGGCCAGATCAACACGTTCTCGTTCGGAAAGCGCACGTCGATGAAAGACGCAGTCTACCCCCCCATGCTTACCGGTCCGTCGTCAGACGCCGTCCCGAACTCCTTCTCCCTAAAGAAGCACCAGATCATCACCGGGCCAAATGCGTCCGGCAAAACCACTCTTCTAAAGACTATACTGTCAAACACCATACTGTGCCAGCAAGTCGGGGCTGGTTGTTTCAGCAAGGCATCGATTTCGCCATACAGCCAGTACCACTGCTACCTCAACATTCCTGACACGGCCGGCCGCGACAGCTTATTCCAAGCCGAAGCACGACGGTGCGCCGAGATGCTGCGCGACATCGAGAAAGACAAGTCAGGCAAACACCTGTGCGTGTTCGATGAGCTCTACTCGGGGACAAACCCGTATGAGGCAACAGCGTGCGGAACGGCCTTTCTTCGTCACCTGGGGAGAAAGCGAAACGTCAACTTTGCCCTCACCACACACTATACACGATTGTGCAAAACGCTGTCCAAACAATCGAACATCGAGAACATTCATATGGAATGCATCCCCGTGTACGACGGGGCCAAGGACCCGTCACATCCGATCGACTTTACATACTCCTTTAGGAAAAGGGACGGCATTTCATCGCATAGGGGCGGCATTAAGGTATTACGCGACCTCGACTACCCAGAAGAAGTAACAGTCGACGCCCAGCGCCTAATACGTTCTATTGTGTTTTAGTTTTTGAGCGCAATTACTATTAATGGGCATCCTCGGCTTTGACGCTGCGCCTTTCGTCATCAGTATTGCCGCCGCTCTCATCGTAGGAGGCGCGATATTTATCTATATGCGCGCCCGCATCTCCGACCTCGAAAGGTCCCATGTGGAGCAAGCAAGGGTGCTGCGCACTTTCATAGCGCAGCAGCAGCAACAGCAGCAGCAGCAGCAACAGCAGCAACAGCAGCAACAACATATGGTTGCGCGCGCGCTTCCACAGAACATGGTGCCGCCACAAACAAACCTCAACTCTGCGACGGTGGTGGCGCCGTCGGAGGGACCGAAAGAGCGCATCCTCGTCTCGGAGGACGGGTCAAACAGCGAAAGTGATTTAGGCAGCGAGTACGAAACCGACTCCGTGTCAGACAGTATCGTGAGTGACATGTCCGACGTCAGCAGTACCCAGCCCACCACTGATCTCGAAACGCGAGTTATCGAACTCAGTGGAATATTGCAAGCAGACGTGTTGCCCGACGTCGAGCCGGCTGTTGTAGAGGATTCGCCAGACTACCACAAGATGAAGGTCGATCCTCTCCGCGTGTTGGCTCTGAAGATGGGTCTCGTAGAGAACATGGAACAAGGCAAAAAGCTGAGAAAACCCGCACTGATATCCCTTCTGATAGGCGAGGTCGCCGTCGACAAAACGGAGACCATTGAAGGTGCCGGTGTCGAAGACGCCGCCGTGGACGATGATGGCGCCGTGGACGATGATGCCGCCGTGGCCGATGATGCCGCCGTGGACGATGATGGCGCCGTGGACGATGATGGCGCGCATTAGACCATTTCTTTTTTCTGAGCCCTATATATCATGAGCTGGGGCACGTGTCAGTCCGGATCAAATAATATTCATTTTGGCTTCCCGCCACTGATGTCCGACGGTCGCAATTACGCCGACTGGCAGCCGGGCGCGGCGATCAATAACAACATCCGGAAAGAGGAGGGCATTAAGACAAACTGGCAATACCGTCAATATCTGACGAAGAACGCGGATAGCATCATCCTTGAGAACCAGCTTGGGGCCTGTAACCAGTGCTGCGCGTGCCCGGCGCGGTACGGCACTAATCAGCCGCAGTCTGGAACCCCTTTCCTCTACAAGTCATGCGCGGAAAGCACCCAACCGTTCGGCTACCAGACCAGCGATCTGAAGAATGCATACTTGTCATCATACCAGCTCGAGTGCCGATTGACAGCTCCGGTCCTCTCCCAGGACCAATACCTGAAGCAGGGATACCCGAACCCAAACTAGAACATTCAGGGCGTTACCCACATAAAGTTGTATTATAAGCCACTATGCATATAGTACTACTATGTCACACGATGGAAAACGTGTCATTAGTTTCGACGTAGGTATCAAAAACCTTGCTTACTGCGCGGCCATGGTAAATGCTGATCACGCTTGGGATATCGTACAATGGGGCGTGATCGACCTGACCGGCTACTCACCCCTCAAATGTTCCGAGTGTGAAAAAAAGGCAACATTCCACCTGAACAACACACCTCTATGTGGGCGGCATGGGAAGAAAGGGGGCGGTGCGAAGCTACCCCAAGGGTGCGCAAACAACCTCATTCGCATCAAGCTCAAGAGATTGAGGGAGATCGCTACCGAACTCGGACTTAGCGACGCACTGTTGGAACATAAGGGAAAGCAAGCCATCTGCGACTTGCTAGAACAACGGATCAACGAAACATGTCTTGTACCTGTCAGGCCGCCGAAAGCCGCTCAAATGGACATGATAGATATAGGCCGTCAGATGGCTACACAACTTGACACTCTCTTGATGGGCGGCGCCGTCGACGTCGTACTGGTCGAGAACCAGATAGGGACCATAGCCACGCGCATGCGAACCATCCAAGGCATGATCTATCAGTACTTTATCCTCAGACACCCTGCCGCCACTATTCTAACCATATCATCGTCGAACAAACTGAAGGTATCCGTTCCCGAGCAGTTGAGTAGCAAGTGTCAATCGTTTGACACAACGACTTATGCGGGACGAAAGAAGAGAGGTGTAGCCATCGTCAGAAGCTGGCTCGCCCTTCGGGGAGACACGGTCACGTTGGCCGTATTCGAAAGCAGCCGGAAGAAAGACGATCTTGCCGATAGCTTGCTGCAACTCGTTTGGTACGCGCAATCCTAACCATTAAGGCGTAAGATTTAGAAGTTTTAATTGTAGTGACAACATAATGTCGGATGACTTGATTATCGAGATGGACCAGATCGACGACTCTGCTTGCGATATTTCCATCCCGCGGCACGTACACCCGAAGTTGGCGGGATTGAGTAGTGGAGGCGGGCTCGAGCTCCTCATGAACGACCGACAGCGCAGTAAGCAGACGGGGGAAGGGCGCAACACACCCGAAGTTAGCGGCATTGAGGAGATCGAGGCCGAGCTAAACGAACTCACGGATGCACCTCCCACCGTGCTGAGAGAGGAACCTAGAAGCTCCCTTTTCTCTGTCACAAAAGCGGGTCCGGAGAACACGATATTAAATGACGATGACGGTGCTCGCGAGCCGGTCAGGTTGGGCGCCGCCACTGCTAACACACCGGTCGAGCCGGCTGGATGGCTTGGAAGCAATACCACCCACGGTGCCGCCGAGACGCTCATACCTTCAGAGGTCCCAAAAACAAAGGAGGAGGTTCTGAAGGAGAAGTTTACCTATCTGAAGAGGCTCGAGGCGATTGAGAAGAAAGGTGGGAAACTAACGAAGCACTACACGATGGAGTCCTCGCTGGACGAGATGATTGGTGAATATGAGACCGCAGTGTCAGAGAAGGAAAGAACGAACAGTGTGAAGTTCCAAGGGAAGATGTTGATGGCCGCCGTGACCGGGTTGGAGTATTTGAACGGGAAGTTCGATCCGTTTGACGTGAAGCTAGAAGGGTGGGCAGAGCAGGTCCACGAGAACATCAACGATTACGATGAAATCTTCGCCGAGCTCCACGAGAAATACCACTCTAAGGCGAAGATGGCGCCAGAGATCAAGTTACTCTTTCAGTTGGGAGGTTCTGCCATCATGTTGCACATGACAAACACGATGTTCAAGTCCTCAATGCCGGGGATGGACGACATAATGCGACAGAACCCCGACCTCATGCAACAGTTCACCCAGGCGGCCGTGAACACTATGGGGCAGTCTAACCCGGGTTTCGGCGGCTTCATGAACGGTGTGATGGGCAGTGGTCCGGGTCAAGCGCCGCCGCCACCAACAGCCAGACCAGACATCGACATGGCTCGCGGCAAGATGCCTTCGGCAGGCATCGACATGCGCGACAACTTCGGCAACCCGAATGAACCCGAGAGGACCATGCGTCAACCCACCCCCGCCGCCGCCCACCAGGCGCGCGCCGAGATGAAGGGCCCCAGCGACATATCGAACATTCTGTCTCGTATGAGAACAAAGACCGTGGACCTCCAGAAGCCCGCCGACCAAGGCAGCAGCACAATCAGTCTGAAGGAACTGAAGGAGATGTCGAGCAAACAACTGCCCAAGCCTACCCGAGGGAGGAAGCCCAAAAGCGAAAAAAACTCTGTGGCGCTCGACCTATAGTTGATGTAACGCGGATTTAAAGAAAAAATGATATGGAATACGCACATCCATACCATTACAAAAGATGGATAACCTTGACGCCGAACTCGTCGACATCGAGAAGACATTGCTGCTGCATCTCGCTACCAAAGAAGTCAGTGCATCGCAGCTTAACAAAATCACGCACCGCGTCTGCGTGGTAGAAACGCTGGCAAATGCCAAGTTGGGCCATCGAAACACCACGACCTTCTGGTGTTGAAACGTATATCAAACCATGTCCTCCTGGTTTATCTTACTTACCTCGTAGCATCTCTTCGATATCTTTCGCGTTCCAACCCCTTCAATATTGTTCGTCAGGCACTTCACTATCTTAAACCACTGATCCTTCTCCCTGTCATGTCCAGTATCGAAGCACCGCGGGTGCGCTGCCTCCCATATTTTTATTCCCTTCACCTGCGCGTGGTTTACATCCTGGATCAACTTAGTCATTTCACCTTTTTCTTTATCCCACCCTTCCGCACCCTTCACATACATTGTTGCCCGTTTGACATCCGTGCAGTGGAGCGGCCTACTATACACGCCCAGCTCCTCGACGCGTCTCTCTATGATGTTTGCAATGCCGCTCGCT